TTAATAAGGTTTATAAAAATCCAAAAAGGATAATATTACAAAAATTGAAATTGCTAAAAAGATGAAATCTTTTATTTGCATCCCGTTCCATTCAAAATGAGAATGAAAGAACTTTATCTTACCTACTGTAGCATCCATTATCCAATACAAAACACCAACACCAAATACGAACGCACTTATAACAGATATTGTATTTAAAACAGGTATCATAAGCTTAGTTTTGTTCTACAAAAGTATAAATTTATTTTGGTTTGTCTTTGTTTTCACTAAATTGTTTAAATAATTTTATCATGTCATCTGGAGTTTTTACTTGTAAATTATCTTTGTATTTTTCAAAAAATGCTTTTTTCATGTCCATTTCTTGATCAGCTTTCTTAGCTTCTATTTCTCTATTATTTTTCCTATCAAGATAATCAGATATTGCATTTATCACACCGGGCAATCCATCTGTTTTTAAAGTATGCCCATTAGGAGATTTATATCCGCCACCTGCAACAAGTAAAATAAGACCTGCTAGTACAGTTGTCTTTTTAGTAATAGATTTAAGGTCAATTTTACCAGGGCTATTTAAATTAATAGAAACTTCAATATCATCTGAAGACACTCCTTCTATATTATGCATTCTTGCAAAATCATCAATTATTTCTAGAAAATTATATCCCAGACCAAATAACTCTTTTGCTTTAATTTGATATTCTGTTTCAACATTAACTATAATATGAGCTTCTTTTTCTAAAATAAAAAAATCAGTTAGTGATCTTTCAATAATTTCTGCAAATGAGCTAACATCTGATAAAGCCTGATGAGAAACAAGCATTTTAAATAGATTTGGATCTAGTCTCCTTTTACTATACTCTGCATTCCATTCAACTTTTTTACACAGAAAACCATCAAATTCAAATTTTCTCTTCTCTTCCTCTGTAAAATTGGCTATATGTGACTCCTTAACTACACCGAAACTAATAAGTTCTGAACTTTCAGAAGGTATAACAACAACATCTCCCTTCTTCATTGAATTATAAAACCTTGTAATTTGACCAGAAATAAGTCCTGTTTTCCGTTCAGTCATTTCACTGTCTGGATGAGTGTTGGTATAATAATTAGCAATTCTGTTTTTTACCACTTTATTAAAAACCAAATCATCAGTAGTTGTTTTTCTTATATCTTCAAGATCTTTTAATGATATTTCTATATGTTCAAGCCCTACGAAACCATTGTCTCTAAACATGTCATAAAGTGTTCCAGACTGGGTTCTTACTAACCAATATTTTTTACTTGCTGGTATCTCTTCTAATTTAGCAACTAAGCCATCGAGAAAAGAGTTTATATTTTCTAAGGACATAATAATATAATTTTTTAGTTATAATGATACTATCTCATAGTGAGAAAAACCAAATATAAATTAATTCTGTTAAATTATATTACGGTTTTCCATAATTTAGGTTAAAATTCCTTTTATTAAATTCCCCAGCCATTAAGGCTGGGGATTAAATTAAAATCTAGGACAACAATAATCATTCTTACATGTCGGATATTCATACCTTCGTTTCATTGATTTGAAAAACTCTAACCGCTGACTTAGGTTTTTATCACGATCGTACAAATAAAGAAATTGATCCAAATCTTTTTCCGGATGTACAACTGCAATTACTAACCTGTTGAAATCTGAGTAATAAATGTAGGACTGTAGTTGCTGTCCTTTAAATAATAGTACCATATTTTGGGTATTTAATCTTCTGACAAAATCGTCATTAGCACTAATTTAATATGGTAATATAAAGAATATAGATTTGCTAACATCATTCATTTAAATATCCATCAACACGGTAATTACAAATCAAATAACGACGGCCGTGACGCCAAAACTTGTCGCATTAAAATTTATTAAAAAAATTATGCCTTCAATTTATTATACCAATTTAAAACCTCCTTAAATCCAAAAGGATTATTAGTGTAATTGCCCGCAATAACTTGTCGTGTCGCCAATAATGAAGGCTTTGCTGATAGGTTGTGCTTTTTCCAGTAGTAAAGAGCTGAAATAAAATTGTACGGCGGTTTTTCAAGCCATTCAGGATGTGAAACGAAGTCAATACCGGTATCTTTTGATAGCTGAGTATAATTATTTCGTCCAGTGGTTTGAATAGCACCGCGGCCGATGAACTTTGATCCGTCTCCGTCATAGATATTACCTAAACCTTTCGTAAATTTCCGGTCATCGTATACCAGGTTAGCAAGCTTTACAGAATCTCGTAAATATTCATTCGGTTTGTACTTTGAACGGAAAGCCGACGGGAATACTGCTACTAATCTGGAAGGGGTCGTATAGAATAGATTTTCTTTAAATACTTTAAACCCTCCTGTTTCATTTAAACAGTTTGCCAAAAACCGGAACTTATCTTCATCGGTTTTCAGTCCGTATTTTTCCATTTGCTCAAATAGATCCTCCGGCACATTAGCCATATTCGCTCCTATCTTCTGCAACTTATTTCTTAATTCTAGTTTAGTCATGGCTGGTTATTTTTTTATTCTCATTATGTTGATATCGGCTCCTACCTTGAAGTACTTCATCATTTGCCCATTATTAAACTGCCATATAAGACCAGTGCCTACATTTGGACTTACAAAGCCATCTGGATTAAGTCTAAGTGATACACCAGAAGAAAAACTGTTCATATTTGGGTTTTTAATACCAAATTGAATTTGATTTTCAAGAACTAATTGTAAGCGGTCCCGTTGTGGCTCTACGAATTTTTTGAAATGTTCAATATCTGTAGGAGTAAAGTTTGGATCTGGGCTGCTGAAGTCTAAAACGGTTTCAGGTTTTTGCCAGAAGAATATTTTATTTTTCTTCTCAACTTTCGCGTAATTAAGCTCAGCATTGTATTGATATTCTGCCTCAGACTTTCCGTCTGGATTCTGTCTTGATACTATTTTTAAATATTTATTCTGATATGTAATAGTGACTATTTTATTATCAATCTTTACATCTGCAGAAGGAATAGTACCTGAGATAACAGCTTTAACTTTAGTAAATTCTTGTAAATCCTCAGATTTTGCATTTAAGGCTTTCAAAGTTTTTTCCTGAATTTCCTGCTTTGTAGAAGGCGTAACAGTATTGTCATAGCTCAAAGATGGTTTTTCCGGCATCTGGATATGATTTATACTATCCTTATCCATGTATTTGGTCTTTGGGAGTGTTTCAGACAGAGGTTTATCCTTGTATTTAAGGAGCTCTGCATACTCTTTTTCCTTACTTGTGGGATTGAACCACCCATAGAAGGTATTTGCTATTAGTACAATACATGCAAGTACCAATATTCCGATAATTGTATTTTTAGTTTTCATTGCATTAATGTTTTAGAATTTTATTGATAAGCGGTTGTGCTTTCTTTATGTAATCACTGTCAAGACTATCATTGATTTTGGCAGAGTCCTTTTGTTCTCTCAAAGCCTGATCCTTTTTCTCAATGATATTATTTTTTTCAAGAAGACTGTAGACGAGATATTTATTCTCATCTACACAGTCTTTTTTTTCAGTGGTAACTTCTTTTATTCTTGCTTCGTATGTTCCCTTGATTACATAATAGCAAACGATAACCACAACAACCATCAAAGTAGCCATTGTCGATATTGGTCGTCTCTGAAAGTTGCTTATAAGTTTTTCTATAGCGGTAAATTTTGTTTGCATTAGGATTATTATTAGTTTTTAGTTATAATTAACTCCCTTCAATTGTACAAGCTGCTCCTCCATAATTTGCCCACGTCTGTCTAACGAGGGACTTGTCATAAATCCAACATTGTACTGTTTTGCAGTGTTGTATACCTGTTGTAACGTAGCGGTAGGTGTATAGAATGATTGATCACCATGAAGTACTTTTGGTCTCAATTGCTGATTCTGCCAGTACTTATTGTCTTTTACAGGTGGTATATCCACGAGCTGATCATAGTTATACCAGTTATGAGGCGCGCCTTGGTGAATGTTTAATGATACAATGAACTCTTTCGGGATCTTATAGGTTACTCCATTAACCACAGTATCTATATTCTTCCACTGATCTACATCTGGATGGTCGAATATAACGTACCCTTCATAGCTCATGGCATCCGCCGGAAAGTTATGAAAGCCGTTTGTTGCTCCCATATTTTGAGTTACCCAGCAATCAGGGTCGATGCTCTTTATAGCATTATATAATTTTTGATATTCAGCTGTCGTTAATACTGCATAGCTGTCAATCCAAAGTCCTTTTAAGCCTGATTTTCCGAATTTTAAAAGTAACTCCTGGCAAAGAAGGCAAACATAGTGCACCCATTCTTTACGGAGGTTGCTCTCTGGTCCTGCAATATTTGGCACTGTGTTCATAGTTCCAAACAAATTCCAGTGTGCAGAGAAGTTTACATATAGCCACGGCTCAATACCTTCGCTGGTCATAGCTTCGCAAAACTTCTTAACCACATCCGGATCACCATTATAACCAGAGTTATATGTATCTTGTTTGTATACACCATATAGGTGTCCTGCACCCGGGAAATATGCATCCGAAACCTTTACATCAGATTTCCACAAGTTAAATCCTGTTTCATGAAAGGCATTAATGTATGCTATATCAACCTTATGCTCCACGGCTGCCTTTACTACACTTGAAAAATCAGCATTTTTTAAATCGAATTTAGCCGGTGATGGAGGCGTTATAGCTTTTGGAGAGTTGAAACATTCTCCTGCATACGTATCCATGTTGTAATGAATACCCCAACGTATTTTCTTGTCCATCACCTGCTGCATTCTTGGTGTTACGCTTGTCGCAGGAGTAAAGTTTCCGTTTTCAATTAAGGTTGTTTTATTCGCTATAACTTCTGATGTTCTGAACCTAGCATTATAATGGTTTAGTATATCATCGTCAGAAGGAATAGTTCCTTTGTAAATAGCAAGATCTTGCATGTTACCACGCATAAAATACGCTCCATTTCCGCTCATTAGATGTAAAACACCATTAACAAAAACTGATGTATCACCTTCGCCAGTGCCTGATCCTGTAGGTATTATCTTTTGACCGTTAATAATACAGTATAATAATCCCTTGTTAGTGATTCTAAAAGCCATATGCACCCAATCGTGATACGTATAACTTCTCGCATATCGAGTATCTGATACTTGACTGCTTCCGACATACCAGCATCCCCCTTTATCTGAACTGGCTAAGGGGAAAATAGAAAACGCACCTACTTGTGATATTCCTGTGCCTAGCTGTAAAACTGTGCTATTAGTATCTGAATTATAAGCGGGTTTAAACCAGAATTCTACCATTATATCATTAGCACCTCCTAAATCTAAATTTACCGCTCCTGTACCTGCGTTACCGAAAAACACGCTCTTACTTCCATCATATGCCCCCTCAGAACTAGCAATAAATTCACCTGATAGGTTTACGTCTCCTGTACCAACTAAAGGCACTTGTTTTACTCCGTCACTATTTAACGGATTGTAATAAAAAGGATTTGACTTCATTATGGAAGCAGGATAACTTCCTTCTATTCCTGCTGTTCCTCCACCAGATTTAACAATCCATGCATCTGATTTACCCGGTTCTTCTGTTGCTAATGTAGCCCGCAAAGCCTCCCATGTTTTTTCATTATGAAAAACTTGCGTTCCAGCAGGATATGCCTTTGCTTCCCAAGTGACTGTTTTAGAATTTGGCTTTGGTGATTTTGCCTTATATGCAACTCCATTTAAGATAACAGCATAAACAAAATTAGCATCTAATTCATCTTGTGTTACAGTGATATTAGGCGTTATGTTAGTATAAGTTTTTGCTGCAAACATGTCATACTTATAATATCCAGTTGTAGGAATTTCTGCAGCAGTAACCTTATCTAAATCACCTGAAATACCAGTATTAATAATTTTGTTTAAAATATCTGATGGAAGTCTCTTTGCATGTCCATCTTCTTCAACAACAAAATTCCCTACTAGACTTGGTACTTCTGCAAGTGGTAAGTCCTCTATGTTCTTAGGGATTATGAACGCCAAAATATTATTATCAGCCATTTTCTGTATTGGTTTTAATTAATGTATCTGTGAATAATATAGGTTGACCTAATTCTGTAGCTAATACCTCTATAAACACATCTTTTAGTATATCTTCTTCTTTTATTGTAACATTAAGCCCTTGCTTATTTTTAACATTGGTAAACTTCATATTTCCAGACATAGCAAAGTCTTCACGATCCATTTTGTCCTTTACGGTTCTTTGTGTACCATCTATAAAAAACAGGTTATTTGTAGCGTGGACCTCTATGAAATTCAGAATATTTCCATCGCCATCACCGATGAATTCATAATTTACTATTTCATCTATGTATGAATCTCGAACTCTTAATGTTGAAACTCCGCCATTTCTTGTAGTATTTACATCAACGTCAACCGAAATATCACCAAGACATCTTGCTGGAAGATTTGTAACCATCCAGTCATAATCAGTTTGATAATTAAATAGATTTCTATTGTAAAGGTGTTTAGTAGCAACCCTAATGAATTTACGCCCATCAGCATCAGTACTATCTAAGAATTGAATGCAGTTTGAAAAGAATAATTTTCTTCCATCATTATCTCGTATCTCTAACCTACCAGATACGTTTTCATAATATCCAAAAGTTAAGCGTCTAAGCTTGCCGTTTTCAATGCCAAATTTTACTGGAATATTATACTCTTTTCGATCGTTTACCAGCCACAAAGAAAGATTTGTAGTAAGAACATCATTATCAACATCAGGTAACTGGAATCTGTGATAAGAATTTAGCTCCAACGGATAAGGTCTTCTAGTTCCGAAGTATTGAGTATTTTGGGGGTTAGTCATGTCCTCCAAGTCACTTAGACTTCGATAAAAACGAACTGGGCTATGATACCAAAATTTCTGCATGATTTATTTATCAAATTTAATAATTATGTTTCATAATATGAAACATTCAAATATTAATTAATCCTATATTTTCTTCCGGATGCTGCAATACCTATTCCTGCGAAATCCTTACCATTATCAAAGAATCTTATTCCAGTAGTTGCATACATTAATATAAATGGATTTCCATTGTCAAAACATGTATAGAATCCTTCATTAACAGTTGAGGCAGCTCTAAGTGTAGCTTTGAATTTTGATTTGCCTGTTAATGTCAAATTTACTATTTCAGTGTGCTCATAGTTTTCTGCATTAACAGGAGCATGAATTTCGACAATTATATTATCATTTTCATCTAATACTACTATACTTCCGTTTCCTTGCTCACTAAATAACTTGTAATGAACTTCTAATACTCCCTCTCCTATTACTTCATATTCAACATAAGTATAACCACAATTAGACTCATCAGGGTTTGTAATAATCTTTGTAGTATTAACTACAATTTCACCGAAAGGATAAGGAATAAATACATCATCTGATTTGTATTGCTCTATGCCGTCTTCAATACTGAATACTCGGAAACCTATTTTTCTGTTTTTAGGAATGTTAGTAAAGAAGAACGCGTCATCTATTTGGACATTACTGCTATTAGCACCATTATATATTGTTTCCCATGTGGCACCATTATCCTTAGTTGCTTTTATTCGCATTGGTAAGGCTTTAAATTCATCCGGTGTGAAAATCTGTAACTGTACTATTGTCGGACCTGTAAACACAGCATTTAATATCTTGTTTTTAAGACTACTGCCTTTTACCTTTCCGCGGATTGTTAAAGTATTATAGCCCTTATTGTGTTCTAAACCCTTTTGTCCGAATGGATAAACATCCATTACGCCTTCCGGAGTATCTACAGTAATATAACCACGGCTTTTATTTCTATCTCCATCTATTCCAAAACGCCAGTTATTATGTAATCTGAAGAATTCTTCAAATGTCACATATGGGATAGTTATTTCAATTGTCTGATTGGTAAAGTATGGATATTTAAAGTTCCTTAGACGTCCTACTGTCTCGTTGGAATTCAATTTAACTCTTCCACTAAGCTCATTTGGTAATTCAGCCGGATTAACTTCTATTTCAACATTACCATTGTTTTTGTAGTTAGTAACCAAAATTTCTTCTGATGCTAATTTCTTAACCAAAGCGGAACCAAAGAAGCCGGACCATCTAGCCATTTGGAATTTTGGATTGTGTCTTAAATTTGAAGTGGTGTCCCTTGAATAAATACCATCAGGCCACTGACTAACATAAACAAATCCTTCATCTGATCTATTTTTGATAAAGTTTGTTATAGTATATGATATCGGAGTGTTAGAAGTACCTTTTTCAATTCCAGTAGTTTTATTTAAATCTAGAGCTGTTTTTCCTATTTTTAATATAGTCCATTCTCCACTATTAAGCCCTGTTGTAATTCTAATTTTATCACCTACTTTTAGAGGCAAAACATCAAAAGGAGTTTTATATGATCGTAATACCAAATGTCCTTCTGATTCATCATGTATACACCCCATGATAATACCATTATCTGTGAATGTATCTACATTGACCATATCAATCAATATCAGATCATCATCTGAATCGGATGTACTTGAAGAATTATCATTTATTACATCCTGTATCTTGAATTCATCAATAATGAAATTAGTTTTTTTGTCAAACTTATTCTTACTTGACTTAATAGGTGTTAAAAATTCTGCAGTTGTATTGAACCCTGAAAGGTCATCCTTTTTATTGGTGCTAAATTTCTGGCTACCAAATAATAGATTGTTTAAAGAGTTTTCAAGATCATTAGACAAATCATATCCATCCTCATCAAATCCTTTATCTGATAGGTCGAAAGCTTGAATATCCTTAAAGAAATAATCTACACTTTCAACGATAAACTTATTTCCTACTATATCATATCCTAAAGCCAATAAAGGAGATGCACTATCATATAATATAGACTTTAAAGATGTTGTAAGCTTATCTTTAAAATATTTAGCAAATGATTCTGGTATGCTTCTAAAAAACATTCCGGTTCCTATTCCTGTATTTTCATATACGCCTCCTTCTCCTAGAATATTACTTTCTACAGTTATTTGTCCATCAGAGTATAGTTTGCACACTTGATTTATAGCCTCTTTTAATGGAACAACCTTAACTTTTCTCAAAGGAGAAAGTATATTAGCACTTATAGCTATTGAAGAATCTGTTTTGACAGGATTTCCTCCCAAATTAGGGTCTAAGCTCCATGTATATGAAGCATTCGGGTCCCATGTTTCACCTGGTGAAAAATCCATGAAAAATTGCACTTCTATACTTTGCCCTGCCTTTAGACTTAATGGATTTACTCCATTTACTGGAAATCTGTCTTTATTTGTGTAAGTGGTACTATCTACCTTTACCTGCGCAAGTTTATTTGGCCCTTGCTGGAAAGGTTCCGAATCAGCTAGCTTTTCAATTCTGACAATATTCCCAGATGAGTCCTTAATTAAGGCGACCATTGTCATTGTATGATACGTACCTTTGTCACTTGTCTTACATCCGTACATTTCCACATTAGAGACTCTTATTTCTAAGTCATCTATATCTGTTTTAGTAGTTAACATTGGGCCTATGTACATATATGGTCTATTATCTGGCATATAGAAACCACTTTCTGTATTGGTATTATCTCCTATATTCTGTCCTTCAGATGTCAATTTATACATCCATTGCCAACCTTGCAATCCTGATTGAATGGAGGTAACCTGTATACCCTCTCTTAGTGGATCAAGCATGAAATATAAATTCTCTGCCTTAGATCTTATTTCCTTAAAATAAAATTCACTTGCAACAAAAGGATTAACCGGCTTATTATCTAAGTTTTTATCAGAAAACAAGTTTACAGAAGTATCTTCCCGGGATAATATTTTATTCTGGCTTTCCCGTTTTTTTATTTCTGTAACAATCTTCTTAGAGCTTTTCTCATACTGGTAGCTAACTTTATTAAGGTTTAACTGGAAATCATCGCCCAGAATATCATCGCCATCAACAATCCACTTAAATATAATTTGTCCGTCTCCCCCTTTTTCTTTGTATACCTTGTCAATGATATCATAAGCGTCTTTATTGTTGTATCGTACAAATTCTAAACTGGTAGAATCACCCAAAATAAAGTTGTCTACATTGAAAAATTCTTCGTTTATGTCTATGTAGCTATTTATATCATCAAATCCGTCCGGTTCCTCAATTTCATAAGTTCCAGCATGCTTTGAATCAATGACAACTAATTGAAATGTTTGTCCAATTTCATATTGATATACTATGTTATTAATCCCTTCCATTCTTTGATATTTTCACGTTAATAGATTGTTTTTTAGATTTTCCGACTACTTCTGGATATTTCCCAGGTCTTTCTTTATATACAAACCCGTCAACCTCATAAACAGATGCAGTAGAGTATTTAGCCATTGTTTTATCGAACTTTTGCCCTACTTTATCAGCAATTTCATCTGCATTAACACTATTGTGATTAATTATAGGCGGTATATCAAGTTTTTGACCTGATAAAGCTCTAGCATATATGTTTTGCCCCATTACCAAAGGTTCATCAGTAAGTGACTTCATTATTTCCTTTGTTTGTTTGGCATTAAATACCTTATCACCTTCAGAAAGCCATGTTTTTGTTGCTCCACGCTCGTTACCTAATGATTTAATTCTACCATGTTTATCTGCAATAATTTCACGACCATACTCCTGAGTAATTGCCATTCCTTCCGGAGCATAATCGGTTCCGGTAAAATATTGAGGAACTGGATTTCTTGACATAATTAAACTTGATTGAAGTACACCAAATGCTAATGCAGCCAGAGCCATTGGCCAACCTGCAAAACCTGTTTGAGCTAAGGTTGCAGTTGCTGCTAATGAACCATTTATTAAGGCCTGTTGAGCTGATGCCTGTTGTTCAGCCTTGGCTTTTTGCATAGCGATCATTTTTTCACGCTCTAGTTGTTGTTCTTTTATAACTCTATACTCATCCTCTAAAGCATTTCTCTGTTCGATTTGTTCTGTAGAAGCATTATTAACTGAGTTTAAGAAATCTAGTCTTGATTGAATTATAGCAAGCTCAGCATCTGTTCTTGATTGTGAAGCTCTTAATTCCTCATCATAAATAGCTAATCTTTGATTAAGATTATCCTGCATAATAGACTGACTTATTGCACCTACTGCTTGAATAGCTGCAATTTCTGCTACCTTCCATTTATCTTGACCTTCACCATATTTTTTATTGAATTCATCTTGAGAAAGAAGAATCGCATCATACATAGTTTTAAACTGATCAGCAACACTTCCAAGTCCCAAATCATCAAATCCTTTTGATAGAAAATCAAACATTGTGTTCGTGGCTTTAAAAGAATTCAATTCTTTAGTTGAAACAAGTTCTCTTTTCCTTGTAGTAGCTTCAGCAAGCTTCACATTTGTATCATCCAGTTGATCATTTATTTTATTGTACTGATCAATTTCTTTTTCATTTAAAGGGGCTTTCTTAGCCTGCTCTTCATATATCCTTTTTTCATTTTCTAACGTGTATTTACGGTTAGTTAATGTGAGTAGTAATGTATCAAGTTCTAATTTGGTTAATAGATATGATCTTTCTTGAATTGTAAGCTTTTTATCAGCATAGATGGCAATTTTAGCCTCTGCTTCTGCCGAACTAGATTGAGAATCTAACCTACTTTGATCTACTTCTAAATCTGCAATTGCATCTGTTAATAATTTCTTGCCATATTCTCTTAACCTTGCATTAATAGTTTGTAAATCATTGTTTCTATCTTCAGCAAGCTTTATTATACTCCTATTGTAAGATTTTGTAAGTTCTATCTGTTCTTCATACGATTGATTTAGGTTTTTATAATATTCCTGATCAGCTGCTACAAGAAGCGCTGTTCTTTCTACATTAGTTAACTCATCATCATTTAGAATAATATCTCTTCTTTCCTTGTTATCAGTAGCTAAATTCCTTTGTGATTGTTTAGATTTATCATCATAAATTTTTAAAACCTCATCTTGTGCTTTTTCAAGTTCATCAATAGCTTTTTTACTAGCAGCAGCAGAAACTTGTCTTTCTTTAGCGTTTAACCCCTTTAAATAAGCCTGAACTCTATCTCCATATACTTTATATATCTGTTCATATCTTTTCCAATAATCTTCTTCGGTTTTAAGTCCTTCTATCCGGGCTCGTTTATTTTCTGCAAGTTGGTTATCCCTATCAGCCTGTATGTTCATTAAAGCATCTTTCTGCTCACCAGATAATTTTGCACCAGTATATTTTTTTTCTTTATCTGGAGTAGTAAGAGGTTTTCTTTTTACAAGCTTTCCATCAATAAGGTCCCATTCTGAAGTATCTTTCATGGTATTTTTACCAGTCTTGGAATCAAACCAGTATCTACCATCTTTACCTCTTCCATCCTTCTGCTTCATCGTATCAGCCTGAAAGAAATTATCCCCTAGTTGTCTACTACGTTTTAATGCAGCGTTATAATTTGTGGTAATTCTTGCAGCAGCTATATCAGCTTCACGACCAACTCCCATAAATGAGCCGGCTAATAAATGATTAAAGTCTATTAATTGACCATTTTTAGATATTAGGTTGTTTGTAACATTAATTAGATTCTGATATTCACCAGGCATCTTATTAAGATCTTTACGGACATCATTAATTGATCTTGTATAACCGAAAATAGATTTAGTTCCTGTTTTATACTGATCATTAATAGAAATCATTACCGATTCTAAAGCTTTACTATAATCGCCATTCTTTTTGATAGCTTCGGTTGCTTTCTCTATAGGAATTCTTCCAGCAGAAAAATTGTCGAAAACAGCTTTGCTGGATGATGATAAACTATTATAAATAGGAGCTGCAGAAGTAATCATATCTGCAACATTCTTTAATGCTTCAGCTTCTTGCTTATAAAGCTTAGATATTTCATTCTGTTTTTCCTGTAAGATATATTTTTGTGCATACTGAGCATTTACACCTCTTAAGCGTTCTTCAATTTCTGAAAGAGTAACTTTTTCTTTATCCAGCCCATCAAGGAAATAAGGATTTAACTGAATTATTTGATTAATTATATCCTTTCTAGCATTTTCATCATTCCAGTTTTGGCGAAGTTGAAGACCAAGAACATTTAAAGCTTGTTGTTCCTTATCAATAGCAATAAGTGCTGCATCTGGTGTAAATGCCTTTAACATATTGGTTATTGAATTCGTAACCATTTTAATAGATCCTGATATTATACCACTACCACTGTCTATACCTTCTACAAAATTTGTCCATGCATTATTCATTCGGGCTAATGCAGCTTGTGATGTATCTATTTCTTCACCAAGTCCAAGGAAATATTTTTTATCAAGCTGTTCTGCGAACTTAGGAAGAACACTTTCAGCTAATACACCTCCTTTCTTCAATAGTTCATCTAACTGAGATGTGGTAATACCCATACCATCAGCAAATAATTTAAATGCCCCGGCCATTCGGTCACCTAATTGCCCTCTTAATTCTTCTGCTTGAATTTTACCTTTGGACATCATTTGTCCTAAAGCTTTTAATATACCTTGTGTATCATCCGCTGAAACTCCTAACATAGAAGAAGCTCTTGTTACAGATTCAAATATATTCTGAGCTTTTTTGCCTTCAAGAATGGTTCCTTGAGCTGCTGCTTGAAATTGTGTATACTGATTTGACAGACCTAATATTTCAACACCATATCTATTGGCAATACGTGTAAGAAATTCATTTTGTCTTCCTACTTCTTCTTGTGTTTTAAAAACCGCTAACTGGGATAAACGTAAAGTTTCAATCTTCTTTGATGTCTCAATTGCAGATTCACCCATAGAATAAATTCCACTAGATATTCTTTGGAATATATCGAAACTGAATAACCCTGCAAAGTATGTCGAAACTTGCTTTCCTATGCCCTGACTTTTATTTCCTCCACTTGGAGACGAACCATTTACTTGACTATTAATATTTTTAATAGCGTTATTGTACTCTTTAGCTTTTTTAATTGCATCATTGAAATCCCTAGTAGCATCTTTTATTTTTTGGTTGTACTCCTGTTGAGAAATAGACCCACTTTTAAGAGCTTGATTAAGCTGAAATACTTGCGCACCTGAATCTCTAGCTTTATCTCTATAATTTTTAGTTTGCTGGGATAGATTGAAATAAGCAGAAGCAGTATTTTTTGCTTGCTTTTCCCCTTGTGCCTTTGCCCTAGTTGCAGCTGCTTCTGCCGCTATTTCCTTTCTTGCAGCATCAGCATTTGCTCCACGTAGCTTTGCCTCCTGGATAAGAGCTCGGTTCAATGCCTCTTCAGCTTTCATTTCCTGTATGGAAGCTTTTGAAACTTCAACCTGTGCTTTAGCTCTAGCCAATATTGCATTTGCTAACTTCTGCTCAGCTTCTGCAAGTCTTTTATTCGTTAATGCTAAATCATTTTGTGCTTTAGTAAGTTTATCTATAATGTCTTTAGATTCTTTTGTTGCCTCATTATATTCTTTTGGCTTACCGGAATTAAAAGCGTTACCAGCCTTCTTAGCAACCTCAACAAGCTTATTGAAGTTGACAATTAAAGGATCTAATGCAGCATTAATTTTATTTAGCTCATTAATAGTTTCATCCCCTTGTACAATAGCTAACTTATCAGACATTATTACTTACGCTTATTTTGAATTTTTATTTGCTCATCAATTCTTTTACGAGCTTGCTTAACCTTAACACCAAACCTGTAAAGAGATATTTTTTCAATATCAATGTTAGTTTCCAGTACTAGTTCTACATTGGTTATTATATCATTTATGTCTGTAGGCTCAGAGTTATCTTTGCTTTCAGTCTTTTTTATTTTAGCTTCGATAGAAGCAATATCATTTTCGAATTTTTCAATTCTGTCATATACAATTTTAATTTGCTCATCGATATCATATGTGCGTTTTATCTGAATATTTTCAAATAGTTTGTCTAAATGATCTGATTTATGTGATTCATTCACAATATCCCATTGAATATTTAATCGCTTGATAGTATTTAAAAATTCTATAAGAGTATAGAGTATTGGAATCTCAAGTCTACATGCTTGTAACTTTCCATAATTTGAAAAGTCAATACTGATATTATTAAGACTTACTATATATTCCTGAATGATTTCTTTGAAATGAGCCTCTAGTTTCTTTTCATCTATACCATTTACCTCATCTCCGTCTTGGTAATCTCTTAACAGAAATAAATAGCTCCCAGTGGTCATGATTCTTTCATATCTGGATAAAGGTAAATCTTTACTATCTCTATAAATTTTCATAAGCACAAGGATGTTCTTTAACATTAAACCACTCTAAATTCCCATCTGGAGTGAAAAAATTTTGATTAACAGCTATTTTATTTGGGCTTTCTCCAGGTGGAACCAAAGCTATTCTTAATCCCCTGTCATCATCAAAAATGTGAAATATGAATGCCCTGCCATCTTTAGAATGTTCTTTGATTCTTTCACAGTCCGACTGTTCTAATGGTTTTGAACAATTACAAGCCATTATTTATCATGTATATTATTTTTTTGCTCAGATCTTTATTATTTTTTATCTGAACTTCTTTTATTTGTTTTTCTGGAAGTCCTAAAGGCTGTACTCCTTTTTTTTCAAATTGATTCTCTAACCATGTGTATTTAGGTCCTTTTAATAGATTATGGAAATACACTTTTGTTGGCGAAATATCAACTACAATGTTTTTATGATAATTACCAGTTACTCTTAAATCCCAAAACCCACGATTTCGGGGGTTTATTGATGTTTTAAAGTGTGCGTATTCGGGTTGACCATAAGGGGGCATATTTACCCCCCTACTGTCTTTCCCTTGCATAAGATTATTTATGTTTAACTGCACCAGATTAGCATCAACTAATGAGTTTTGAACAAGAGTAGGAACAACATCCTTAACTCTTTCTATTCTAGCTTTCAGCTCAATTGGTGTAATAAGCATTACTTAACCTTTCTTTTTATCCTGAGTTTTAGTTACAGGTTTATTAACAAATGGCTTTACTTTATCTCTGATGAGTTTTTCTTCAACATCCGGAAATAATTGTTTGATAGTATTCACTGCTTCTTCGATAGAGTTGAAATTTTCAACTTGTTCGAATGTATGTGCTCCAAGTTGTAACTTCATGACTATAAAAATTAAGCAGTTACTACTTTAGCTACAGATTGTCCAGAATAGTAATTACCATCCTTAACATAAATGTTGTAGCCATTTTTAGCCGTTATAAATGACACCTTTGCTCCAGCTGTCAAAGCTGCATGAGTTAACGTATATTTTTTGTTATTGGCGTCATAAGCAACATTTGTTGGCGAAGTTCTGGTTCCATCAACATCTACAGCCCAGTTTGTAGGATCTGTAAGCCCGATTACTGGAGAATCAGCACACAAAGCTGTAATTGTCAATACCGTAGTCGTAGCAGCAGCAACAAGAATTGGAGTTTCAATATTCAATCCTGCAATTGGCTGAATTTCAAGGAAGCTAAATTCTGTGGGAGTAAATAATCCAGAGGATTCTTGCCATGCAATCATAGCTAATGGTGTAACATCTACTTGTAAAGTAGGTCCTGAAATGTCAGCAGTTAAAGCTGGATCAAATACATTTGTAAACATATTTATATCAAATCCGGAAAGTTTTCCATTAGTTTTGATTCTAAACATGGCTGAACCGTCATCCAGAACAGGTACTATTGACCATTCTTTTGATTTATGGAATTTTTGAAGTTCATTTTGAAAACAATTACCTTCATCAAACGTAAATATCCATCCTTTAACTCCTCCTATTCTTTCCGATCTTTCCTTTTGAGTTGATGTAGCAAAGTCTGCATCTTGATTATTATTATCAAGATTATATGGAGAAATTAACCCTACAAATTTCTCTTCTGAGACTAAAGTATCTAATTCAGTTTTACCAAATGTCGAAGGATCTATTTCAACGTTTCTCTTAAAAACGTTGAATCCTACCATTCTTCTATTACCACAACGCAAACCGCCTAATAATGGTATAAGTTGCTCACTAGAGCATGCATTTATTTTTAACATTTTTATTTTATTTTTTTTATTAACAAACTTGTTGGTTAGTATCGAATACTACTTTGCTTTCTATTTTTAGAATTAAGTAAGGTTGTATATTATCAAACCGGTAATTGAAAGAATTGAATACGTCTCTGTAATCTGTAATTATTCTCACCGGATAGAATTTGAAACAACTATTAAGTACTTTGTAGATATCATTAATAACCTCAGCGTCACTTCTGTGATTTATATCCTTGTAAACAGTTCTAAGATCCAGAATAAAAAAGGTATCAACTTTAGTTTCAAAACTTGTGTTACTTACTCTTTTGAATTCATTTTCGGCCAGAAAAAATAACTTGTTTCCTTCAGATGTTATAAGGGTACCTGTATATTCATTATTTCCTTTATAGTGCTCTATTGATCTATATACACCATTATCATCTTCTCGCTCGATAACATAACATCTGGGATAAGCATCTATATCATTACCCCATTTTTGGCTCAATTTTTCGAACAAATTCTTTTGAGCTGTATGAATTATAGCATCAATGCCAACGGGGTTATCTTTAGTATATATTGCCATTTTAAACAGATGTTATTTCGACTTCTAAATCATCATTATTAAGGCTTAACTGAGTATCGAAAGTCTTATGGATAATGTTTTTTGCTTCCTTTAGAGTATCAAAGTACCTTTTAGCAACTGTATTAGCTTCAATATTTTTTGTTTCAAACATTAATAGCTCTTTATCTAGTTGGAAGTTTTCATTACGATTGCTACGATTATTAGAATTATGTAGAAAAGTTTGTAAGGCCATCAGTTCAAATGCTGCTTTAATGAAATTACCAAGGCTCATGAAATTGTAATCAATGTATCTATCACTGTCAAGCGATACAGATACATTAAACCCTAATCCGTTGCCATATTCATTATAACTCCATGTTGAACTTTCCGGAGTATTTCCGGTTCCGGTTGCTGTATAGCAAACAAATCCATCATACTTTTGTACATCTATGTAACCATTATTAGTTAATACGTATTGGCTTTTTATTGCAAACAGCCATCTTCCGGGCCCGTTAAATGTGTATTCAAATTTTTCAAATTGAACCCTTCCATTTTGCGGATGAAGAATAAGAGCATCAACTAAAACACCTTGATTTATTACATACAATTCTACTGGTTGATCGGTTAAAGCCTGAAGCACTATCTCATTAAGAGTTATCTTAACATAGTCAGTACCTTTAGCTTCAAATACCCATGCAGCATAATCGTTTGGAAGCATTGTTTTATTTTGACCTACCTCGTATAGAAACTGAGAGTTAACAAGTCTTTTAGTTAGTCTCAAATCAGTCAAAACCTTTTCTTTTACTTTATCAATAAAAGATTTCAGTAATAGACTTTCTTTATTTGTTTTAAGCCAGTTGGATTCGGTTCCGGGTTCAATTCCTAAAGTACCGTCTTTGATACACTGGAAAATATCACCATTAAATAGAACGATATCCTGTCTATCTTTAGATTTAGAAAAGTTATTGTAAGTAGTATCTGGTTTATATGAGCTTAATTGCAAATCATTGTATGGAAGGAAATGCAGAAGATTATCCATAGTTAAAGATGGATGTACCCCGCTATTCAGCGCAATGCCTTTAGATGAGTTAGTTTTTAACTCATTATCCAAAATAACATTTGAAGTAAAATCTTCTACAAATCCTAAAACCATTTTATGAAATTTATTATGCTGTTAAACCTGAAACTTTAATAATGTCGTTAGTTCTTGTAGCCAGATCACTATTGTATCTGTAAACTACATAGAATCTATGCCAGATCGCCATTTCTTGGAAGTGTGTCATGATAAGGTTTGAATCTTCCGTCGGAGCACCTACCCCTACTAATGAAGTAGCTTTTGTAGCTTGATTATCAGTGTAGATATTTGCTCTCATTCTGGTGAATGGTAATTCAATATCTGAAACGGACCATTTTTTACCCGCGAATTCAGTTCTATTTCTGAAATCAAAAGGATAGTTTTCAAAAATTCCAATAGCACCATCGCGAACAAAATAACCATTAAACACATTTCCTGCAGGTGCAATGTTTCCAGACTCATGAAGTCTTTCCATTGTTGGGAAATTAAGGGCTTGTAGATTCTTTTCGTTGGCAAGGCCATATTTAGCCATCTCAGATTTTTGAACTGACAAACCGGCTCTTGAAGTAACAATAGAATACTGCCCTCCAATCTCATTAGCAGCCATAAGAGCTTCTAAATTGAAGAACATAGTCTCTTTTTGAGCTGCTTTACTTACCTCTAGTGCTTTGGTTGTAGCATTGTATGCGAATGTTCCATCTCCTTGGGATACCTGATCTGTATAATCCAATAATTGAGTTTTACGGCCATCCATAACTGTAAGAAGAATCTGCTCAATCTTATTGCCCATAGCATAAGAAACATTCTTCATCTTTTCTTTAAGAGCATAATCGGAATCTACGGTATTATTACCATAAAGAGCCGGATGATGTCTAAATCCAGAAAATACATCATATGCTACATAGTAGTATTGTGCTGTTTCTTCTTGGTTAATTGGAATGTTTGTAAATCCAGGAGTTGTAACTACAGATACTTGTTGATCTTTAATGATCGGGATCTGTACATTTCTTAATGATGATGTTTCAGCCAATTTAGCTTTTGCGGTTGGTGAAACATAGTCTGCATATTTGGTTGAATCTTTAACAAGATCTAAAACACCTAGCTCCGCAAAACGCTTTTCGTTCTTTGTGTTTGTGTCCTGAAAGTCCAACCACATGGTTGCATCTAAATTCATTTTGTTGATTTTTTAATTAATAATTTATTGTAAACACGTTTGCGGTCCTTCGCTATATTTTTTTTAGGCAGGCTTAGCCTCCATTATTTTTTTGTTGTATTCAGCAAACTTTGAAGCATATTCAGAAGATGTTTCCGAAATGCCTTCTTTTGCTAATTGCTCTTTAATAGCTTTTGCTCTCTCTGAAGTATTTTTCAATGCTTCTTCTGATACTTTGAATGGCAGATCTTTAATATCTAAAGATGATTTAGCTCCAGTTCCTGCAGGTTTATTTTCAAGTAGTGCTGAAATAACAGGATCATTTGCAACCAATTCAGAAAGTTTTAGCTGCTTATACTGATTTTCCTTGTCAATTGCGAGCACTTCCCCATCTACTAACTCCAGATTATATTTTTCTAGAATTCCTTTCTGAAAATCGCTCCATTTAGCTTTTGCTTCATAAGTATTTACAGAGTCCGGAAAGTTTGGTTTAACATTTGAAAAGGCAACCTCTACCTTTAATGAAGAAAGGGTTTTACTAGCATCTTCATACTTATCAGCTTTTTCCTTCAATTGGTCATAATCAGCATATTTTTTAAGAACATCGTCAAGCTTTGTTTTAGCAGCTTGAAGTTCTTGTTTAGTTGTTTCATCACCTTTGAAATTCTTCAGCTTTTCTTCGTAGTCAGATTTAAGCTTATCAACCTCTGATTTCTTACTCGTTAAAGCTTTTTCGGAAAGTCTATTGAAATAATCTCCAAACTTCTCTCCTTGTAAACGTTCTTCATTTACTCCTGCTTTCTCCATGAAATATTTGGCTGCACCCGAAAGAATACTTTCTGCATTTTCATTGGCTTTACCATCCCACTCTTTCTTCTGGTCTGAGATGTAATTACTAAACTTAGGATTAAGCGCTGCCACTTGTTCTGGGGTTAGATTTGCTTCTTTTGCTAAATCTTCTGTTATAAAGTCCATAGTCTTTTATAGATTTGAGGGGTTTATTATTGTTTTTCGTTGATCTTTAAAGTAATATCTTCCAAAGTCAAAGTATCATCTGCCTTTTCACCGAATAGCCTTTCGTATTCTTCTCTAGCATCTGCTAATAGCTTCTCATCAATTTTAGCATTATACTGTTCCACTGTCCATAATGGACCGCCTTTCTTTCCGAATAGCTTTTCATATTGTTCCTTAGCATTATTTAAGGCTTCATTATTTGCAGGTGTTTCTGGTACTTTAGTAGTTACAACCTGTTCTACTTTTGCACCTCCTGCCATAATTTGCTCTAGCTTTTCTTCAAGCTCTTTTATTTTCTTCTGATCAGGTGTTAATTCAGCTTCTGGAGCTTTGAAATAAGAATCTACCTCATCTTGGAGTAACGCTATTTCTTTTTCATTTAGCTCTTCGTATCTCTCTAAACTTTCAACAGGAATATCCTTATTAGGCTTATCTAAATAAAATGCTCTTTCTACAGTAGCTTTTGAAATCCCATTAAGAACTCTATTGTCAAAAAATCTATCCCATTCGTTTGAACCATAGATTAATTGAACTGGAGCACTCTTACTAATTAACTTTTGTTTTTCGTCATATAAGACCTTGCCGTAAAACACAAGAAGGTGAACGGCTAACTTAGTTCTGTTCATTTTGTATAATTGTTTTTATTAAACTATTTATGAGTAAAAGCCTTCCGTTATCATCCATGTTTTCTAGGCTTTGAAAGAATACACCGATATCTCCATATTGAGATTCAAATTTGGCTATCCAATAATCGAATCTGGTTTGCAGCTTAAATGTTGTATCATCTATAAGGTTAGGACGTGCCTGAGCCTTATCAAAATCTAAATCACTAGCAAATGGTAAAATCTTGTATAATATCTTTTCCCTATTGGCTTTGTTTGTATTGTATTTGTTCCGGTTTTGGCTTAGCCTTAAAAGAATATTTCTCCGTTCAATAGCATTTGGAGCTTTAGCAAAGTCAAAAAACAACTTATCCTGAGACTCTAAAAAGAAGTCGGTACCAAAGAATACATCTACAGAAATATTATCTTTTCCATAGATTAGGGCTAATGTTGTGAAATCAGATCTTTTCTTAATCCGGGTAAGCTCATCAGACATCCATCTAAGCTTGTCCTTTTTGTTATCCAGAGACTTACTTACCTGCTTTTCATTAACAGCCTGTACAGTTTGTTCCTGGTAATCTCCAAGTATTGAAGTGATAATATTATTCTGAAGCTCATTAATACGATCATTCAGATAGGTTAACGCCTCTACTGGTATATAGTGAAACTGAAAGTAAGATTTAACAACTTCCATATCAATTTTACCTGTTGTATCTCTAGGTACTGAAACATTAACAATAGTTCCAGCTTGTAATTCACTATCTGAAGTTGAAGGCGGTGTATCTATACTTGCCTTTTGTGACCCAATAGATAAAGCAGACATAGGTTCTTGATCTGAAATAGTGCTTTGTAACTTGTTAGGTGTTTTACTATCTGTTGTTTTAAGCTTTGTAGTAATTGGAATGGCCCCGTTTGGCTCTGTCATTCGCTGTAGAGTCTTCAAGAAAACATATTCTTCAAGATCAACTTTCACATAAGAAAACAATGATTTCTTTATAATATCATTGTCAGAAAACATATTCTCTGAAGAAACCCAATCAGCCGGACAATATCCTAAATCATGTGGCACATCTAAGACAACTGTAAAATTATCTCTAGTTAGGAAAACATATCTTTGACTATCAATATAAGAATAACCATTTAGCCCATTAAGAGATGAAGCATAAGCAATTCTTTGTATCTTTCCTTTCTTACTGTCTACAGCAATTACACATTGGATAGATACTATTTCGCGGTGATCTTTGTTAACCTCATCAATGTCACTTACTACAACATCATTATGACGGAAAAGAATCGAATCGAATAAAGCTTTATCAAAGTACTCAGTGTGAAGTTCTTCCGGATTAGATATATCTTTTCCCTTTACTGAATACTTGAAATAAGAATCTTCAGCATGAAATACACGTTGAAGTTGTGGTTTTACCTCATCATTTACAAGTTTAGCAGAAGCTACAGGATTTCTAAAATATTTAAAAAACGAAAGAAAATTGCTAACTTTAAAAGCTGATTTAACCCAGTTTAGGAACTTTTCATTACTCGCATAATTTCTATTAGCCCATTCTTTTAAATAGGTAATAGTTATATCATCTTGAAGCTTTGATTGGGTAAAGAAAGACAAATCCACCTCCTGCATCTGAGCCTGGGAGATGTAATAAGAGTTCTTGCGTTCTTTTACGAACTTTATAATCTCTTCTATGTCATGATGTCCGTAATCGTGGTATTAGGTTAAATATCAATTACAAATATAATAAAAATATGTTTCATAATATGAAACATAACGCGTAAAAAAAATTATTAGTCTTCAAAAAAAGAATCAAATATTTTAAATACTGCCTTTTCTATCTTTTTTTTGTAAAATTTTTCTAGTATAATTAAAATAGATAACAATACAAATAATGAAATGAAAACTGATAGAAACATTGTCAGTACATATGCTGAAGACGGATCATCTTTGTTATATGATATATTAAATAATTGTATTATGAACTCATGTACTTTTTTAATAGATATCATAAATACTACAGCAAATATAATTATTGCTGAAAGAAATTTGAATAGTGCAAAAATTTGTTTCATATTATTAATTTTAAAAATGTAAATGTTCTTTAGCTTTCCGTTTCATGTTTTTGGAAACAGAATTGTCCGAGTCTATTAAATTCCAGTTATGGCAATTGTGACACTTCACATTGAGTAACCCACTTTTAAAGTCTACTTCCAGTTTAGAAATAGCTTTCATATTACCAAATGAAGGTCCGTCTTTAGTTAGCACTCCAATTTCTTTATCGCAGCACTTGCAAATAATTTTAGTTAGTTCCATTCTGCTTTTATTTCTCCCATTGAATTCCAAGCCATGTGTCCATACCTGCCCATGTCCCATATATGATTGTATTTATCAATAGGTTGGTTAATTAATATACCATTTATTTCCATGAACTTATAATTCTCACGCTCTTTCTTTACATACTTGTAAAGATGGTTTTTAACGAAATTGATTCTTTTTTTCTTCATGGAAAGAATCCAATACATTACTGATTTATTCTTTACTACCTTTTGAGCACTCCATCCATATTCTTGCAGATCCTGAACCATTTGAATAGTACCTTTGTCCTCTGTAACTCTTTTATCTGAGGAATCACATACTATTGGCACTTCATATTCAACACCTAATTGTTGAAACTTAGTATCAAGAAGATCTGGCGTTTCTACAGGTTCATAAATTAATAACTCAATGAATATATCTGTTTCGGTTTCTGCATATTTTCCAAACGCATTCGGATCTGATGTAAACCCAAAGTCATTGACATAGATATACCCCATATCAGGAAACTTCTCTATGTATCGAACGTTCTGGAAAATAACGCCTTTCATTGCTCCTCTAAGACCTAAACCGTAAACTTTCCACATAAACTCATCTGCTGTACCTTGTTCTACATTAACTGGATGTGGTGGAGGTTGGTGTTCTTCTGTAACCGGCAGGTCATTATAAAATATTCCATCTTCTGATACTTCATAGATACCGGGCAACCAAGGCTCATATCCTAATATCTCATTAAGCTCTGTAGGTGATATAAATTTATTGTCCCGGAATGTTGTTCGAAGAAAAGCAACATTACTACGAGTTATAACACTATCAAATACCCAGTGATCCGTAAATGATGGGTTGTAGTCCATCCACCAGAAAATACGGCACCTCATCACTACCTGATTGAATACAGTCTTCTTAATCATCATTGCCTCATTAAAAAAGGCATAATCACAACCTCCACCATGTTTACCGTCTCCAAGAAAGTGAATAGTTGTATTAAATATCTTGAAGCTGTGAACCTCTTTGGCATTATGAAACGGATTCGGAAGATCAAACAAGTCTAATATCCTTTTGAAGTCATCATACAGGGTTGTCTTGAATTCGTTGTATGTTTCCCTGTAGATATTTATAGAGCATCCGGACTTCTTATGTTTGATTGTGGCTAGATAAATAATGAAGTATATCCCGGACCATGTTTTAGTCGATCTGGAAGAACCTTCTAAGGCTACACCAATATACCCTGATTTTAATACGGGCCTTCCCTGTTCATCTAAGCCCCACTTTTGAGAATTTAAGGCTTCATATAGTTGCTTATAGTTTGGCGATGTATCAGGTGTAATGTGATCAAGCGAGTAAAAAAGCTTCTCTACTCGATCTTCATGCAATAACTTTTCAAGTTCTAATATTTCGCTATCCGTTAAGCTCATTCATTTTAGCCATTAAAGCAGCAATACGCTCAGTTCTTTCTTCTGGTGATAACTTAGCATCAACTTCTATTTCTTTCTTATCTACAAGCCCTAATTCACGTGAAATTAAATTAGCTACTAATAATCCTCCTGCTGCTCCTTGGAATTTTTGAGTATATATTATATTTTCTATATCAGTAATGACCGTGAAAAAACCTTTATCATCTTCTCCTAATCTCTCTTTGAATTTTCTAAAATACGATTCATCACATTTTAAATAAAAACAAAGTTGCTGCATGGTCATAGCTCTCATAATAGGAACAATCTCTTTAATAACCTTTCCCTGATATTGAAATACTTTTGTTTCTGGTAAAGGGTTATCCTCTACCCATTGAAAGTATTCACATGCTGCTTCCCACAATATTTCAGGTGTAGAAAATAAAGTGTCCCGCCCATGCTTTGAACGAAACTTCCAGAATTGATTTCCTATTCTCTTATCCCCCGGCTTCGCCTTGGGTCTTGTTTCCTTAGTAGTTGCTTTACTCCTACCTCTTGTAGTCTTCTTTTCCATTACATAGTCTTTTATATAACCTCAGCGTTTTAATTAAAAACCGACCAGCATTTATACCGGCCGGTCAAAAACTAATAACCATGAAAAACTCATTACTGAGAATTGTGGAAAAGGATGGACTCGAACCAACGACACCCACAGTTAAGTGTTTTGTGTATTTGTAAGTTTTACGCGTATTAATTACAAACCATTTTTTTTCACGTTCTGCTTATGCTCTACCAACTGAGCTACTTTCCCGTTTGCCCGTCTTTCCGGGCTGTCATAATTTAACACTCACCGTTTATTTCAGTGTTCTCCAACTTCATATTAAGGATATCTTTGAAGTATTCGAAATTCTCTTTAACAAATGATATAGCATCTTCTTCTTTTCGGTTATCTGCAATCTGTGTTACCTTCCAAGATTCAACATTATCATAATCTGAAATATTTATCTCTAAAAGCGTCGCACAATCTCCTCCAGATCCTAAAGCTATATCACATTGTAACGGTTCAAAATCACCATCCCAGCTATTGCCAAATTCATCCAATATTGTGAAATCAAGTAATGGATCTAAACTAAATTGTTCTGTTTGTAAATCTTTCATGTTTTAATCAATTGCTAATTTTGCTTAACACTTGAAGCATTTGCTTCGTTTGGTTAGTTTTGCTTAAAATCTATTAATTCTACGCTCCAATACATCTACATAAGTAGCCATAGCATCAAGCTGAATTTTCAGATCCGCTTGTTCTTCTTCCGGTAATTTTAGGTATGTTGGATTCTCCATAATGAAGTCCCATAATTTAGAATGTCTTTCCTTTAGTTCTTTGTGTTCTTCAACAACTCTTTGTTGGTGAGGTTGCAAATTGTCTTTTTTCATAGTAAATGGATTTTTAAATAGAAAAAGCGCATAAACAACTACTCTGATTGGGGAAAATTTATTTTTATAGATAGATTGAAGTTTTAGACCAATCCCCTTTCATATGCGCTTTTAATCAAATGATTAACTATACAAATATAATAAAAACGTTTCATAATATGAAACATAATTTACTATAAATTATTATTAATCTATTTGCATATCTTTACACCGATTTTAATTGTATTAAACAGTTAGGATTAATTTGACAAAGTAGCCCTCTTTCGAGGGCTTTTTAATTTAAAGTGGAACTTCTTCTAACCTTTTTAGGTAAATATACCCAGCTTGCTTATTAGCGAAAGAGTGTGCTACATTGTGGACTATGAAAGTTTCTACTTTCTTCTCTCCGTGGAACATATAGAATTCATCTTTACCGGGAGGCGACACCAGACAATCAGTTCCTAAAAAAAGATCTTTTTCTCCGGATTGTACTTCGTAAAAATAATACTCCTTTTCAAGTCTTAAACATACTTCCCTTGCAATGTCTTCTAAGTTTTCTTTTGTCAATTTCATTTCTTTTGATTTTAATTGTTAAACATTCGATTAATTTGACACTACAAATATATAACATATTGTTATCATGTACAATATATATTAAAACATTTTTCACATTGGCTGCTAATTTAAAATCAATATAAATAATAACATTTTGTTATATATTTTAAATTTATACAGCGACATGTGTTATATTTGTATTATGAGTACAAGAGTTAAAGATGTCGCCGACAGAAAAGGCATCACTTATGGAGATATTGCCAAACAAATGAATGTTTCTAGGCAATCAGTTACCAATTGGACTACTGGACAGCGAAAAATGAAATTAGATGATTTGCAAGAGATAGCTCGCATACTGAAATGTGAGACTGCTGAACTTTTACCAGTTGGGGAAGGCTTTGATCATTTTTATAATGAACGTGGAGAATGGTTAGGTATTAGAAAGAAATAAGGGGGCTTAATTGTCCCTTTGTTATTCCCATATTTCAAATCCTGTTAATATTAACCAAATGGCTACTATCAATAGTGAAGCATAGAATCCAAGCTCCAGTTTTTCATCCCATGACATGTTTTTGAATATTTTCATGTGCGAAATTTAGTGTTTGGTTTCCGGATCACCTTACGGGTTTCCGTATTTTGGGTTAAGTGTTATTTTCATTATAATCTTCTAACGGACATTCTTTAGGTATTGGAATACTATTATATGTTCTAATTTTACAGGATGATTGCGCTATTAAAAATGGATTCTTTTCTACTGCTCCATCATCATAAGACTTTTCATAGTCACATATAAGTACAAACGAAGTATTTCCGTTAAGTTCTTGATATTCTCTTGAAAACTTGCAGTCAGTACAGTTTTCAATTACTTCCATTATTTTCTTCATTGTTCCTTGTATTTCTCGTTATATATTTCCACAGCCTTTTTAATTGCTGCTTCGGTGGCTGATTGTCTGTCAATAAATAATCCGTGTGTTAAATCATTATCACCATTTTTAATGCAGCTAAACCATCCATCTTTAACAGGCACTACATATACATTCAAGTTTACTGTATCCAGCCATTCGATTATCTTTGCATTGAATATGAACGGTTGCACTTCTGTAAACGAACATGTAGTTAGCTTTCCAACCATTATCATTTCTGGTCTTGGGAAATATTGAGTTTCAATTAAATATGCCTGAAACGCCTCTTTTGCTTTTCCTTCCATTATTTTATCTTTTTTAAGGATCTATACCATACAGCACACGGAATATTCCGCTTTTCACATAATATTTCTGCTCCATTGTGCATTTTATTAGCACTAATAAGCTTTCCGGTAACTTCTATATCTTTAGTCATACCACAATAGCCAACACCACTGTATATTTTACCAATTTCTAGTTCTTTAGCTTCCATATATCTGTTTTATTGCGGTTTCGGTCAGGTTGTGTTTCTGTATAAATCATAAATCCAGTACATTTATTTTTTCCTTCTATAGAATATTCAGTATTATCTGGATTATCTAATTTTACATTCTTAAACATTTCGTCTAACTCTTCTTTATATTCCTCGGGAATAATCCATAAACATTGATTATGGTGACTTGTAAGAGTTCCATCAGATTCACTAATTAAAAAAAGATCCGTACCTGCTACTCCTGCTCCTTTACGAACCTGTACCAGTCTACCAATTGATTGCCTTAAAGTACCCATCTGGATACCAGTTAATACATATTTCATTTTGTCTTATTCTTTTATAGGAAAGCCTAACGACCTCAATTCACCTTTCATATATTTCTCTAAGTTATTTTCCATTGTCTACTTCGTTGTGATTTATGTACATTTTTTCATTTACACTATATCTAATCTCTGTTACTTCATCTTCATGTACCTTTTCATGGTCTAATGGGTTAAAATAACCTCCATTTGGATAGCAATTTTCAAATATTCTCCCGTCTTTAAGTTTTATATCGTATTCTTGCTTATCATAGCCTAAATAAGGTTGCCATTCTTTTGAGTAGTTAAATTCTAGTTCCATTGTCTTTTACTTTGTTGATTAGTTCTTCGATTTGATTTTCTGTTTCCTGTGCTGATGTAGTATAGTCGTCAAATTCACTTCCTTCTTCACAATCTGGATGTACTAACATTGATAACTTTAAACTTTGAATGATTTTTCTGGACTTTTCCAAAAGAGAAAGCATCTCTTCTGAGTGGTCGGGGACTTCTTCTAAGTATAAATCTGGTTTTCCTTCGTAATCTACATTTCCATGTATAATAAGATTCCCAAACTTTGAAACATATCCCTTTGCCACTAATTCAGGGTTTTCATTCCATAAAAGAATTGAATTTATTCCTTTCTCCGGCAGTCTATCACTTACCGGGACTTTTATATATTTTTTCCGCTCCCCGTAGGCAGCCTTTATTGCTTCATTTTTGGTCATGATTCTTTGTTTTTAAATTTTACCCAGCCGTATTCAACGAGATTTTCAATACTTAATCCCATCCAAGGTAGAGCATACCCTTTTGAGCGGAAATAGTCAAGTAATTGATAGTATTTCTGAATATCACAATGAGAATTAGGGTGATAGTTTATATAATCTTTTATCTGTCTACCATTATAAATAATGATATCTCTATTAGGTGTTACTTCCTCCCAACCAAATAAAGCTCCTATAAAATATGCGTCCTCATCCGTAATATCTTCGATGGATTTTAGTTCTAAATACCCATTTATTATTAAGTGTCCTATCCAAAAAACATCTCTGTCAATTACCTGTAGTGATGTTTGCTCAGGGAGATAACTTCTCTTAACTTCTTGTCCATAATACAGAGCGAAAAACTTCGCTTTATTTTCTAGTGTGTTTTCCATTACTCTGTTGCTTCTTTTATAAGTGATTCTATTTCCTCATTTAGCCATGACGGAAGAGTATGAGCTTGTGCTTGACAATCTAATACTCTACTTAACATTTCAAGCATTTCTGGTGCTTTGGAAATTAACCTTGCGTTTGATACCTGCTCTAATCTGGATTTATCTTTTCTGAAAATTGCTCCAACAGTTGTTATAAACAATCCTTTAGATTCATGAAATTCCCATTTTCCTTTAGTTCCTTTAAATTCGATCATAGTAGTGTTTTATCAGTTACCATTAATTGAGGATATTTTTCAGAAATAATCTTTTTCAATTCAGGTGTCATTTTACTTTTCCAAGAGTGCCACTCAATGACATTATGCTCAGATATACCCTGTAGATAGTAATGATTAGCAGGTGATCTATGTGTAGCCTCCCCTCTTGTCATTCCATACTCCATAAAAAGCGTCCATAAATAGTCGTACTCTAAATCAGAAAGACTATATTTCTTTTTAAGTTGTTCTCTCTTTCGTAAGCGTATTGTTGCTTCAGATTCGCTCATAACATTACTATATTTTGTTGGTTGGTTATTGATTCTTTGTGAACTTTAAACGAATGCCCTCTCATTGAAAATTCATCTTCAACTTTGAAATAATCAAAAGAATCTTCACATTGAACTTTCGCCTTCTCCGCTGCCTTCTCCAAAGAAGCCTGAGCTACTTTGCGGGCGTAGCGATGTACTACCTTATCAATGATTGTATCTCCTACACCTCCATACTTAAACATCATATCTTCCCAACTTGAAGAAGAATGCTCTTTTGCTACTTCATCTTTTATTTGTTCAAGGGTTTTCATTACTTTGTGTTTTCAAGTTGTTTTAAGAGCTCGTCTGCAAAATCAATTGCTTCTTCACAATGTGATCTAATTTCACTAGAACTATTACCGCTTCCATAAGACCTTTTTTCAGTTTGTGATGACAAGATCCCTTGTAAAAACATTCCTGCGAAATATTCACGCTTTGAAAGTCCAGATAATTGTAATTGACTATGTGGAAGACTATATTCAGTGAACTCTGTTCCGTTTATTTTTTCTGCTACAGCTGGGTAAATTGGTTTGTCTGCGTTTTTCATATTTTATTTTTAAGGTTGTTAATTATTTAGATTCGATAATATTTTAACCTGAATAGCGGTTAGTGTTAAAGTCAATATAAGAGCATATATAGGCTCAAATATTAGATTGAAGAAGACAAGTAGAGTCATCATTAAGAATGACATTGATAATACTTCCAAAATCCATTTTATTACTTTCATATCTTCTGTTTTAGTCCCCTCTTATTACAGAGGGGCGCAAATTTTTAATTTTGACTTCAGTTAGAATGTTATTTCAGTGGTTATTTCTTCAACTTTTAGTATTTTACAGTTATCACCTTTATAAAGAGTTTCAGATTCATCTTTTGCAGGCTTTACAGAATTTCTGTGATTAGCTCTTTTTATCGCTTCTTCTAAGGTTTCAAAGTCCTCATGTGCATAGCCTTTAAATTCTGGACGCACTCTATAAAAGATTCTTTTTGTTGTATTCATAATGTTAGGTTTTAAGGTTATATTTAATTTTGAGCCTTTTTATAACTTGCTCAGGTTAGTTGATTTTATTGTCTGTTTAAATATTTCTTTGCTAGAGATTCTGCATCGTAAAGTCTTGCCCAAAGTGTTGTAGTAATCATCATCTTTTTTCCATCTTTTTCTACGACCGGCTTGAAGAATGTTCTTTTTGTACCATCTTTCTGAACTTTTAGTATTTCTACTACTTCACCTGTTTTAGGGTTTGTTATTTTGCTTACTACGTTTAGAGTTGTGAAAGTTTTCATATTGTTTCTTTTTGTTGATACAAATATAAAACTATAATTTGATATTCACAAGCTTTTTTAAAATTATTATTTGATATTTTTTAATTTTTATAAAACTATAATTTTATTTATTAACTTTGTGATATGAAACTAAGAGTTAAAGAAGTTGCTAAAAGCAGAAATATAGATTTACAAACACTATCTAAGAAGTTAGATATTACCTATCAGGCTTTAAATGCTAGAATGATAGGAAATCCATCTTTAAAAGTCGTACAAGGTATTGCCGATGCTTTGGATTGTTCCGTTTTTGAATTAATAGAAACAGATAAGGATCTTTCTCATTTTTATGATGACAAAACAGGAGAATGGTTAGGCATCAGGAAGAAGTAAGCCTTTTCTTTTTCAATGACCTCATAAAATCGCTATCACTAGCCGACGCATAGCGTACCGGCTTATTCTTGTTTACTTCTTTAGCCAGTGCCAGGACTTCTTTAGCTTTCTGGTTTTGCTGCTTCTTGGTTAAGCTTCCAGATCCGTCAGTTATGTCCTCGTGCTTTGATTTTCTTTTTTGTGCCATTATTATTTTGTTTCAGATTGTGGAATATTTCTATTAGGTTTTCTGGGTTTCATATCCCATTTATAGTCTAATTCGTAATTATGGGAATTGCCTTCTAAATCATATTTATCATTGCTAAATGATAACTTTGCAAAGGTTCTCATGCCCTCTTCTACTTCTTCATTTACTTTATGGATATTAAGCTGGTCTAATCTTAAAATAGTAGAATCCGGATATCTAATTTCATTTTCCGGTAAAGCCTGAATTTCCATTTCTTTTAGTGAAACCTCATCATCCAAAGTCAAATCAAATTCTGAATAATTAAAAACAGTTGGATTTTTATCACTCCAGATATAATTAATATCATCAGTTAGAAAACCATCAGAATGATAACCTGGACGATTAAACAGCTTTGACTTACTCTGATATTGTCTTTTTACAGTTAAATATATATAAGAATCTAAAAAACGATATCTTCCAAATGTATTTTTAAAGTCACTAATACAGTGAATTATAAAAGGATAGAATGGATTAAGCCTTGATTCTACATTAAATAATTTTTGCCCTTTTAACTTTATAGGTAAATACTGATAAAACATCATTTCCTTTACCTCAATATCTAACTGTCTTATAATTGTTGGTAATTCTCCGTAATTCATAATATTTACTTTAAAACCGGTATATAATCTATTAGTACTTCTTTATAGTCAACTCCTTCGGCTTTAAGCCTTCTGTTCAAAGCCATAAGGCTGGTAATTTCATTAGCCGGAAGATCTAAAAGCTCATCGTATGCTTTAGCTGTTAAGTTGTAAACATCAAGAACATCATGTTTACTACCTTCTTTAGACTCTATAATTCCATAAGTCTCAAACTTTCCCCGATGCTCTTTAGTCATTTTTTCCAGTTCAGAAAGAAGATCATTAACGGCCTTTTTAAGCTGCCTTTTAGGATTATTGGTTTCTTTCAGTAAATCTATTTTTGGAATAAGAGCCTGAGCGATGAAACCTATTTCGTTATAGGCATTGTTTGCCTGTTTCTGTTTATTCTGGTTTGTTATAATTATATTGTTCATTTTGCTTTTTCTTATATTGTTTTTTAAACCAGCCATATACAAGGTCATTTTTAACCTGAGTAATGGCCATTGACTTTAACCTTTCGAAACTGAAGTGCATATCTTCCAGTATTTTTTCGGAACCCGTTTCAAAATATTCTGAAAACTGAGCTAATTCATAAGAGTTAAAAAAAGCTGATTTGACTTTCATTTTTTCAAACTTCATCACTTCCCTCATTTTTTTCTGAAGTACGATTTTTTGAGAATCTGCGTTCGCTAAATAGCTTTTCAAACCTCCTTTGCGTACTACGAAATCATAAAAAAGAAAAGAATGTCCGCAAGGCTTATCATTTTTCACCGCTTCGCCTAATTCCTGCAGAAGTTTTTTCCGGTTTTCTTTTGCCTCTTCTGGACTGATCTGCTTTTCTGGATTAAGAAGTAATTTCAATTTTTTTATTCCGTTGGTATGAAGACTGTTTTCAGCTTTAAAGTTGAGGTAAGCGTTTAAAACTTCTCCGGCCTGAATAATGGAAAGGTTTGGATAAACCTGAATAATATTTCCGCTGGTATCTAAAAGCTTTTTATCTACACCCATTCGGTAAGCCTCAATAACTTCTTCAGCTGTTAACTGATATCTCCGGATATAGGAACCAAATTCTGCCATCGCTAACTCCTGAGGACTTAAAAAATTTTCATCTGAATCTGCAGGTTTAGGATCGAACTTCATTTGCAGCATACTAACCAAACGCTTTGTTAATTTTTCACGCTCAGAAGATCCATGTTCTTTATCATTCAATTTCGGATAGAAAATTTCCCGCTTAACGATATCATGTAAATTCTGTATATCTTGCACCTCCAATAATCTCGGTTGTCCCTGAAACCTTATCATTACCGTTTCGGACGTTGCCAGTTCCTGTTTTTGAGCTTTGATTATTTGATTGTCCATTGTTTTTTTGTTTTTCGTCTAACCATGAATATTTAAACCCTTGCCAGCTTCTTTCTGCGCAGATCCTGACGGCATCTTTAACCAGAAAGGAATATTTTTTACATTCATTTATTAATCCATTTAGAGCAGTTTCCGTATATGAGGCTTTCTTTTTGTCCCGTACTTTAAACCAGTCATCAATGTGAATTTCTTCTGCTCCGAGCTCAATAAGACGCTTCTTAAAATCTCGCTTGCTGAAAAACTTCTCACTTTCTTTTTTAGCGGAACTTTTTTCTTTTCCTTCTTCAGGTTCTTCCGGAAGTTTAGGATTTGAATTATCTTGACTTGAAAGAAAATCCTGATTTTCGACTTTTGATTCTTTTCCTAAAAGAATATTATCTTCTTTACTTTCTTTTACTTCTTTATATTCTTTATTTTGGTTTGCCTCTGGTTTGTCGCTGGTTTGCGTCTGGTTTGTTTGTGGTTCGCTTTGCGGTTTGTCTGTGGTTTGCGTATCGTTGTAAATACTGTATTTTACTAAAGAAATTATGGTTTGTCCTCCGGTTTGTCTCTGGTTTATCATCTTCATTTGTGCAAGTGTTTTTAGAAAGTTTGAAACCTTGGTACTCCCCCAGCTCCATCTCAATTCTAAATATCTTCTACTTGCGGGAATTTCACCCCTTTGCAACTCAATCACTTTTCCGTTTATTACTTCGGTCGATGCTTCAAATCGTGCTAACTGAATTAAATCAATCCACGCTTCAGCCTTCGAAAACTCACGTGCTTCGTTCCATAAGAAGTTTTTGAAAATCCCTCTATCTAATTTTACAAAACCTCCTTTTGACATAACCTATATAATTTCTATCCTGTTTTCAGTAACTACTAAATCTTTATTTCCCTCATGGAGATTAAAATATTTGTAGTCCTTTATTCCATTTGAATTGGTTCCTTCAAAAACAATCTTCTGTACTTTTCCGTAACCAATCTGTTTTAATTTCTGGACTCCCCTATATGCATATGAACCTCCATCAATTATTATTTCCTGTCCTAGTTTTAAATCTTTTATTTTCATATTAAGCTTCTATAAAATCAAATAATGTTGGCATATTCATTTGGTAGTTGACTGCATTCACATAGCTAACCCCATCATCAAAATATTCTGAATTCAATTCTACAGCTTTTGCTTTTCTTTTCATTTTTAAAGCCATATATGGAGTAGAAAACAGTCCTCCAAAACAATCATCAACCTCATCTCCTTCATTTGTAAACCTGTATATTAACCGCTCAATGATATCCAACTGCAGGGGACAAATATGTTTTTCTTTTTTGCTGCTTACTTGTTTAGCATTTAGCGTATTCATTCGATTGATATCCGACCAAACACATTCCTGATTCGAATGGGGAGGTAATGTCATAAACAGCTTTGAAAGCTTATCTTCTCCCTCCAGAAGCTCGCATGCTTCTAAATGCTTTTTATAATCGTATATCTCAGATGTATTATGTTTTTTCCAGGCATTGTAAATGCGATCCATATCAAAACGCTTAACTTCTTCAGATGAAAGGAATCTATCTCCGGAAGATTTCCAATAAGAATGTGCATCAAGTTGCCACATAGACAATAAATACTCATCTATCTTTTTAATTACAGGATCATCTGCATAGGCATTTTTTGTATGACTTGGAGGTTTACGGAATAGTAGTATATATTCCGGGATTCCCACCCCCATTTTAGTTGCATCTTTACGTTGTTCACCCCACCCTAAACGGTATGTTTGATTATTCTCTCTAACAACATCTGTTGTAATAGTGATACGGCCTATATAATGGAATCTTTCAGAGTATTCTTCCTTGAGTTCACTAATCCGTTTTTCTCGTACACTTGCAGATATCCCATCATCATCTGTTAGATTTTCCCATATTTCCAACTGATCTTTTACTTTTTGTTTTGTAAAATGTCTAACAGTAGCATCTGAGAATGGTTCTATTGTGAAAAACTGAACATCTGTCTGGTGCGAATATCTCGGGCGGTCCTTTACATGAATTGCAGCAATTCGACCAGGTTTTAAACTCCGATATAGTTCAGGTGTTAAAAACTCCATCTGCTTGAAAAAAGCATCATTCCCATCATTATGCCCAAAGTCATTATAATTGTCCGAATATTCATAGTGATCTCCGAAAGGAATTGATGTCAATATCATTCCGGAAGAATTATCCGGATATTCATTCTTATCCTGATGAACAACAACAGTATCATTATTATATAATGTGGCATCGCCTATTACCAGCTTTCTGCCATTTTTAAAAATTTGTCTTTCCATTTGAGATTTTATTAGTTCTGCGTTTAGTCCATATTCCCGTACTAAGGCAATCATTTCTCTTTGTAGCTCTTCATGTTTGTTCCACTTGTCAAATAGTGTTTTTAGTACCTCCCTTTCGTTTTGGGTGAATATGATATAAATATGTACTTCTTTTTCCTGCATAAATCTATATACCCGATGAACCGCCTGTATGAAATCATTAAACTTGAAATCAATTCCTACAAAAATCATCTTGTAACAAGCATGCTGAAAATTACATCCAGATCCTGCGATCTTTGGTTTTGTAGAAAGTATCTGGTAATTTGATTCAGAAAAATCAATCAATAGTTTTTCTTTAAGCTCATTTGGCTGTGAGCCATACACCGAATTCAGAGAATAGTTTTTAAACTGTTTTTCAATTGCAACTCTTTCAGCTTCCAGATGGTGCCATAATATCCATGAATCATTAGGTCCTTCATTCTGTACAATTTCAAAAGCTTTATTAACCCTGATATCTACCGTTTGGGATTTCTCTCTACTGGTATCAATAAGAGACTTTGTATTATCCTTGAAAAGAATAGGTTTTCCATATTTATCAACAATAACCTCATCAGTATAATTTTCAACTTCAATTTCATGTATATGAAGTTTTGGAAGATTATACTTTGAATCATCATATCCCAAATCTGAAGGTTTATTTATGAAAACAGCCCATGTTGCAACCCACTTCCAGAACTCATCTTTTTTAGTTTCTAACAACTGCAGGTTTCCGGCCTTTGTAGAATCTCGTTTAAAGAATCTTGTTAGTAGATGCCCTCGATCTGCTACACCTAAATATTCAGCATAGTTTAATATTTCGATAAAATCATTAGGCGTTGGTGTTGCAGTAGCAACAAATCTATAGGGTACTTTTTTAAAGTGATTTAACACATAATTAGTCGTTTCTGTCTTTAGGTTTCTTAATATTGATGCTTCATCAAAAGAAACTCCTGAAAATAGAGATGGATCAATATCTCCTTTACGTATACGTTCATAATTAGTGATAAAGATGGAATTTTTAGATTCTGGCATTGAATCCGTATCTGTAATATATATTACTTCTAATCCTGTTTGTAGCTTTTCATTATCCCTTTTAAATTCTCCAACTACTCCTAAAGGGCAAACTATTAAGAAAGGTTTATTTTCTTTTAAAATACATTGCTTTGCTATCTCTAGCTGCATCATAGATTTACCTAATCCAAAAGATGCAAATATTGCCCTTCTACCTCCCAACAAACACCACTTTACAATATCCGGCTGGTGCAGGTGAAGCTTTGGAGATAAATCTGAAACTTCAAATCCGAAATTTTCAGATACTATTACTTTGTTCTTTAAGAATTCCTGGTATTTCATCTTTAGCTTCTTTTACTGCGTTATCTAAACTTTTTGACTTTAAATATTTTACTTTACTTTCATTCCAGACATAATATCCGGATCCGTCTCTGCCTAAGTAGAAACCACTACTTATTAGCATACATGTTTATTTTCTTCTGGTGTATTTCCCTCAGATAATCCTTTGTAAACTTATTAGCGTGGGCTAGATCATGGCATTTTCTGCAAACGGCGATGAGGTTTTCGATTCGATCCTGTTCATCCTTTCGCTTTTTTCCGTGTTCCCCCTGCCTTTCAATGTGATGAATGTCTACAGCTTGATTATTACATATTTCACAAGCGATCCATTCCGGATTGTGGGGGTTGAAAAAAGCCAGATATACTTTAGTATGTTTCTGCATTTCGTTTCTGCTTATTTTTAGGATTAAATGGATGATTTAAGTCTTGGTGTATCTCCTTATGGTGTTTATTACAAACTGTAACTAACCATTTTAGATTCTGGAGCTCTTTGCCTCTTATACTTTGCCCGGAGATGTAGTATGTTATGTGGTGAACTTCGAGACCAGTACCAATTCCACAAATTTTACATTTATGCTGGTCCCGAATTTTCACCTTCCTTTTTACAATTTCCCATTCATCATCAGCCTTCAAAGATTTTAGATATTTACTTGGTCTTCCTTTTATCCTTCCCATTTTTTAGGCTATCAAAAAATGCATTGTTCTTATCGGTGTTGTTGAAAATCTCAGCTTTCTCATGTTCCGGAACATCCTTAACTTTAACCATAACACAATCACCGTTATCCTGCCATGTGTAGAAATAATATTTTCCTTTGTATGGAACTCGATAAGTTCTGTTTGCTGGTACTTCAATTTCAGTTTTCCCTTCCTTAATTTCGGCAGCCAAATCACTTATTTTAGTCTGAAGAGCACCAACAACTTCCCCCGCTATTTCCTTTGCTTCTTTCGCCTGCTTAAACTCAATATCCTTTTGAGAATAATTCTCTTTAGCTTCTGGAAGCTGATCTTCAGCAACTCTTAAAATCTCTTCACGGAATTCTAAAATTTCCTCATCTGTATAATGTCTTACAGCTGTTACTTTTTGATGTTCCGATACTGTGTTTATTGCGAAATGCTCTTGAAAATCATCAATAGTTTCAAAGTGTCCTAATTTTTCAGGAAGATTATCATCATTGCCTGATACACTGAAATTATGTTCAAATGGTATATTTTCTACTATTTCCATAATATTTATTTTTTAAACATGTTTTTAATTTTTTCCCCTCCAAATTGCCCATTTAACATATTCAAGGCTTTATCTAATGGAAGTTCTGTAACTTTAATCCCTTTTTCCCTCATAAAGATTTCACATCCAGCACTACATGCACCGGTTAGTAATCTGAATTCACTTAGGGATATTTTTTGCTTTTGCTTTATTTCAGATATCAATTTTTCAGCATTGAAGTTCTCTCGAAGAAATTTGAAATTAACATCATCTATTGCTTGTCTTAATGTTTCACCATGTGCATAATAATTTCCCTTATTTGCTACAAAACATTTTCTTTTACTATTGAAAAAGCTACCTTCAAAAACATTGAAATCATCAACTTTCTTTTTGCTTCTCACAATGGTTGCCATTCCGTCAATCATCTGGATGACTTTATTTCCCTGAATGATTTTCTGATTGTTCCGAAACGCCCCGCTTCCAATATGGGTAACGCTATTTGGGATTTCAACGCTGTTTAGCTGATTGTTCTCAAACGCCCAATCTCCAATATGGGTAACGCTATTTGGGATTTCAACGCTGTTTAGCTGATTGTTCTCAAACGCCCAATCTCCAATATGGGTAACGCTATTTGGGATTTCAACGCTGTTTAGCTGATTGTTCTCAAACGCCCCGCTTCCAATATGGGTAACGCTATTTGGGATTTCAACGCTGTTTAGCTGATTGTTCCGAAACGCCCCGCTTCCAATATGGGTAACGCTATTTGGGATTATAAGTTTTCCATTAACTACATCGCTTTCATCAATGGATATTAATTTATTATTTATGATTATCATTATAAATAAATTTTGTTGTTATATTTTTCTAGTTCGTTTTCGATTTGTTCCAGATAGATAGTGTCTTTATGTGTTGGTAGATATAATCCTGAATTTACTTCTGAATAGGTTCTGAAACGTTCAATTGCTGCTGACATCTCATCAGTTTTAAGATCCTTGGTACTTCTATAGTATTCTATTTCCTCCCCTGTTTTCTCATTGACAAAAGAATGTTTGAAAATATCCTGGTTAGCATACTGTTTGAATATTATTTGCTTGGTATACTCCATTTTATAACCCAGTTCTAAAGAGAACCATCCTAATATTAAATGCAAGTAATTGTTCTGGCTGTATGTTCTATTCCTTTTCTTTTCTACAACCTCAAATTTTGCTTTCTTATCCAGAAGATATTTAACCCGATCTACTGCCTTTTTTCTGCCTGTCTGTGTGGAAGTATCGAAAATCATGTTAATCTGCTAATAATTGTTTTTTGTATGCTTCAGCTAATGTTAGACGTTTTTTAAGCTTGCTTATGTACTCTTCATCTCTGGGGATCTCCAAGATCAGGATCTGATCTTTTTCATTGACAAACCTGTCATCATAAGAAATAAACCATCCTGTTTTTCTACCGGTAGCCAGAAGATTACCTTGTATTTGTCCATAGTATTGTGGATATTTCTTCTGGAAGCTTTCCACATCTACCAATTCACGAAGGTTTGAGAAATGCGTTTTACTATTCGGACATTTTACTTCAATTAAATCATCTGTTCCGAATAAGCCATCTGGAGTACCTCCGAAATAACTGCATAGTGTTACAAATTCCTGCTTATCTCCTATTGCATAGCATTCAACTCCTTTTTCCTTTTCGAATCTTGTAACTGCAAATGGTTCTTTTTCGGTTCCGTGGTCCATAGCATAGGAAGTAACATTTTCGATACCTTGTCCATTGGTCTTTATTGCAATTACGATTTCTTCTATATAGGTTATTGCTCCTTTTGGTAGTATATCAGGCTTATCCAAATAAGTCATAAGCTTATATACATTCGATGAGGTGAATTTGTCCATTCTTACTTTATTCCAAGCCTCATTTCTGTCTAACTCTTGCTCTTCTAAAACCACCGCCTGAGAAAGATCAGGCAGTGACATTTTTTGAATATCCATTATCCTACATATAATGGTTTAACACTCCATCTATCAGACTGGAAAGCATTTGTAGCATTTTTCTGCTTTCCTAAATACTCAATTTTCAAAGGAGCACCTTGAATGATTTTACCAGTATTTAAAGCATCTTCTAATGATGCAACAAGCCTTTTAGATCCGTTTCTGATTGTTTTAAGATCTCCTGCACTGGTTTGCTCAATCATTACCACACATGGAAGTTCAATAGTTTCTCCAGTCTGTTCATCTGTGTAGGTTGAGTTTTTAATTTCTTGGAAGAAACATAGTTTAAACTCTCCTGATTGAGTTGGCGTCCAATACTCACTTGTTAAATCTGCAGGTATTACTTTCGCCTCTGAAAGGTTTGGAAGATCTCCCATTAAATCGAATGCTTGTAACTGGTTTGGTTGTTTTTTTTCTAATTCTGACATTGTTATAAATATTTAAGGTTATTTAAAATTTGAAATTGTTTGTGTTGATGATTGGATTTGCTCAATAATTTTGACCATTTCACTATCTAAAAGACTTTCTAAATCAGCATTTGATATTTTAGGTCTGTCAATAGTTGCCCCGATGCTATTTAGGTATTCAACTATCTTTTGCTTGTCCGGTTTTAGTTCTTCCAGTCTTGCAGCCTCTGCTTTTGCTCTCTCTTCGGCTTCGGCAGCTTCTTTAACTTTACGTTCCTCCTCTTCTTTGGCTTTCCTTTCAGATTCTTCTTTGGCGATTCTGTCTGATTCAATCTTTGCAAGGCGGTTTTTCTCATCTTGGATCTTTTTGTTTTCAGCTTCTATTTCTGCTTGTTTAGCAGCTAATTCCTCATCCTGTTTAGCTTTCTCGGAAGCAATACGATCACGTTCTTTTTGCAATTCGGCTTCCTGATCAGCTTTTATTTTTGCCAGACGATCTTCCTCAGCTTTTCTTTCAGCAGCAAGCTTTTCCTCATCTTCTTTGCGTTTACGCTCAATCTCTGCTCTCTCTTCTGCAAGGCGCTTAGCCTCTTCTTCCAGTCTTAGCTTTTCCAAACGCTGATTTTCTGCTTCTGTCAATGCCTGAATCTTTTCAGAAAGATTATTTTTGACTTGGATTAATTTCTCATTGAAATCCAGTTCAAACTCTTCAAACTGAGCTACATCTATTTTATATACATTTTCTTCCAAGTCAGCAGAAAGAGAAGCGATATCTGCAAAAGCTAAATTTTTGATACGGTAATTAGCATCTGAAATAATGGTGTCAATTATCGTTTTGATCTTATTAATCCTTTCCTGCTCCAGCCTTTCTTTTTCAGCCTTTTCTGCTTCTTTTACAGCCTCATAACGTCTAACCTCATCCTGCTGTTTGTCTTCTGATGGCTTAGTAATGTTAATCAGTTCAATGTGAACATCTTTAACTGCGGATTTAAAGTCATTTATTTTTTTAGAAATAACTTTTTCCTGTTTCTCTATATCTGTTCTGGCTGAAACCAAAGTTGTTCTCGCTTTCTTAGCCTCTTCATAAGTTTTGTTATCTGTGATTTCTACATAAGGATTAGAATCACGGATCTGGATTTGCTTTTCTTTCAATCCTTGGAGCTCCGGAAGAGAATTAACATCCAAAGATTCGATTGAAAATGTTTTTTGTAAGGTGTTTTCCATTGTTATAAAAATTTATTATTTAGTTCTTGATGTTCTTTTTTGGTGAGCTTTCTGGTAGCGATACCTATTCGAATTCCTAAAATGAAATGATGTTCATAGACTATAGACAAATCCCGATTTCTTATGTCTACATTTACCACGGGGATCACCTCGTAAATTCGAGGGTATTTCCCCTTTTTTAAATTTCTAAACAGTTTCATGATTAGAATATAAACTGTGGTAGTATTCCTTATTGTTTACTCTGGAATTAACTATGAAAAAGAATCTTCTTAGTATACCCTTTCTTCTGTTGTACTGATTTTTCATATTAATTAACTTTTTCAGGGGTGAATTTCATTCCGATACGTTCTGCGAATCTGTTCCTTTGAACATGTAAGTGAATTCTGATATGTCTTTTTATATGAACTAATTCTGATGAGGTTACCTCTCTTAAAACTTTGTTCTGGAAGTCTCTAACTACACACTTTTTGAAATTGTACAAAATGTTTGTTCCATTTTCTAAATCAATTCTTGCGAATTTTATTCTTTGAGATCCTGAAATAGTTGTATGAATAACTTGTTTCTTTATTCTGCTTCCTAAGAAGCTTTTCATTTCTGATTTTTTTTCTAAATTTGTACTCAACATTGTTATAAAGGTTATTTAGTTAATCTTTATTAAGCCGTCTTGGTTGCAGCCTTGACGGTTTTTTGTTTTATTATTGTTTTTGATATTATCAGTTCGTTCTTCTGATATTCATTCTTTACATTGCTTACTTCTCCTGAAATTCTATTTCCTATTACAAAAAGAACATCGTCCAGATAACCTGTATTCTTTATCTCCTGAGCTTTTGTAACTGAACACCCTAAAGCTTTAGCTAAACCTTTCATGCCTTTAAAATGCTTTTCTGTAATGTCATTTTTAGGAGAAATTCTTTCAAGTGTCTTTGCAACTATATTCTCTGTTAGCTCCTCTAGTTGCTCAACTGTTAGAACTATTATACTAGACATGATTAAATAGTATTTAGTGTTGTTTTGAAATTATTCTTACATTTTCTAGCATGCCTTTCCTGCTTACTAGCATTTTCAGAAGCTCTTTCAATTAATTTTTTAAGCCCTTCAATGTTAGTTTCTGCAACCCTATTCCTTCTATATGCTACATCTCTTAATGTAGAAATGCTCATCCCAGAAGACATTGATATGTCAGCTATATCATTTTTACTAATGAAGTCTCTCAAAACTTTTGAATCTTCTTCGCTGATTACTTGTCCTACTTCTATTTTCATAATATTTCTGTTTTAATTAAGTTTACGGGTTCCCGTAAGAAGCAATTACTGAGTTTTTTATATATTTGCGTTGTAATTGTGTTACAAATATACAACTGTTTTAATTGTATACAAATTATTAAACAACTTTTTTAGTTGTTTTTATATAACTACCTGAAAACCAATGAGAAAAATTTAGTATGAAAGAAATAGATTTACAGATTGATAAGAACTTAGAACACCTATATAATCATGAATATAGAGCTATACACAGCCATAGATTCATTGATGTAAACGGAAGAGAATTAACCAGTAAGTTTAATGGAGACCAATTTATTAAAGAAATGGAATTCAGAAAATTAGTATTTAACAAGAATAACCTATGGTCTTTAACAGACTTCGGATATGAGGTTATTGAGTTAGGAGGATGGATTAAATATTTAGAGCATGAGAAAGAACGAAAACAATTAGAAAAACAGAAGAGTAATGAAGAGACGGAAAAACTAAAATTAGAACTTGAAGTATTAAGAAATACTGTAAAAGACTATCCAAAGACCAAATTTATTGCTAAAGCTTCTTTTGCTACCGCCATTATCTCAATAATAATATCAATATGGCAGCTACTGAAATAGCGAAAGATATCAGCCCCAAATAGTCGATTTTATTATTATTTGCAGTATTCATTACTACTAATTGCTTTTTAAGATCGTATATATCGGATTTAAGTCTAGTTATTTGACGATTAAATTCAAAATTACTTGCCTTATTAGATTTTAAGTTTTCTATTTCTGAATACAAGTTCTCTTTGGTAATATTTTTAACAACACCGTTTTTATCCTTATAAATACCATAAGAATCGTGTATATCTAAAAGAAAATTGATTTTTTTATTAAGTTTTTTATAATTCATGGCAATAATTTAAATAGTTAAATGAATATTTATAGTGACAATTATATTTTAAAAAGTATGCGCAATGTCTTCTTAAGAAGCCATCTGTTAAGCCTTTCAGTTAGTACAAAGAAAGAAACAACAAACTTTATATATCTAAGCTTTTTAACAATTTTATTAGACCGAATCACAGCTAATTCCATAAAAATTATTTACACAAATATATGAAAGAAAAAAAAACATACAATCAAAATAGTTGTTATTTAAAAAATGAACTAAAAGCAAAAGGCATTACACAAAAACAAATGCAAGACGATTTAGGTGTGTCACAACAATATGTTTCATCAATCCTAAATAATAAAACAAGCATTGGCAAAAAAATGGCTAAAAAGCTTTCCGAGTTATACGGACTTGATGAGGCTATAATATTAACAGGACAAACAATAAATTTAAACAATGAAGAAGATAAACAACATTCTTCTGGCAAAGTTTCTTATGATCAAGATATTGGACGTCCATTTTATAATACTGATTGGACATTAGGACTTGATAAAAATGATTTTGAAGAATACAAGTATCCTGAATTCAATATTGATTTTAAGCCAGCAAATAGGGACTCTATTGAATGGTATAGAGGTAGAGGACAAAGTATGTTAGGTGAGATTGATTCAGGAGATTACATTGCACTAGAAGAAATATTAGATTTTTCATGGTTTCCTTTAGGTAAAATTTATGGCATCATTACAAAAAATGGATTCAGGACAATAAAAAGAATAATTAAATCTGACGATAAAGACAATTATTTATTAGTATCTAATAATCCTGATAAAAAAAGTCATCCAGACCAAGAAATACCTAAAAATATGATTACTAGACTTTTTAAAATAGTTTATGTAATAAAAGACTTAGACGAATAACTTTAAATATAAAATATTATGTACGAAAATTTCAATCAAAACAATGAACGCCAAGAAAATGTATTTCATTCAAAAATTGGTAAAATATCAAGAATAATTGAGTTTAATCTCCCGAACATAACAACCTCTTACGCATTAGTAGAAACAAGAATCAGGAAAGTAATATCAAATTCGGGAGTATCTTATTTTTATCAAATAGAAAAACAAGGTGAATACAGTAATAACCTTGCGTCAATAGAGTATAGCGAACTAAAAGAAGTTATAGATGCTATTGATTTTTTTAAATCTAATTTAGACAAAGACAAATTATCTACAGTAGATTATATAGAAAACAAATTTTCAACAACGGATGGATTTCAAATTGGAAACTATATAAAAGACAACAATGTAAATTGGTTCATTAACCTTGATAATGGATCTGATGGATCACTATTTTTTAGTGACATAAGTTATGTATATAATGCATTAATTAATGCTAAGAATAGAATTGAAGAACTTAAGGGATAGTTATGAAAAAATTAATATTCATTTTAATATCAATGCTACTTATTACAGCATGTAGCAGTGGTGACAATAGAGACAATACAGAACCTCCAAAGGAATATAAATTAGAGCCTGAGTTTTATAATAAATTCTCAGCTACATATGTTTCTCTTAATCTGGGAAGTTCAGGTGGAATTACAAACGTGAATACTTCTACTGAAAGTGATGTAAACATGATTATTAGTTCAGATAATATAGCTACATTAAAGATTTTTGACGACACATATTCTGGCCCAATTAATAATATATACAATAATAAAACATTTAGTTTTAAAGATAATAAAACCGGAAAGAATATAAACATTCAAAGCAGCATGAAAGGAAGGACTGTTGGAGGTGTATATATAGTAAAAAACAATAAACAATCATGGAATTTATGTGATTGTTCATGGCCAATTGAAATAGCAAGAAACTAATGACCTCAACTACAAATGCAAGAATGCTTGCTTTCCGGGATATACTAAAGCAAACTGGGCGAATTAAATTGTATAGTGAGTTTGATGATAAGCTTTGTATAGTTAGGTCTACTATTTCAAAGATTAGAACTGGGGGCTACGATGTACATTTCACGGTTGAGCATATTAATATTGCAGTAAAATCATTTGGGGCCAATGCAAATTACTTGTTTGGAGTTTCAGATAAACCATTTAGATAATAATGTTAAAATACGGTATTAAATTTTCACTACATCAAAGAAAAGATGTAACCGATACTAATTTTCCAATTAGAGCTAGGGTTTCATTTAATGGAACTAGGCCTGATATATATACTGGTGTGTGGTGTGAAATTAATGAATGGAACCCTATTTATCAAAGATCTACAAATAAGAAGTCAAATGTAAATTCCAGTTTAGTCAAAATAGAAAATATTATTGATGAAATATTTACACATTATGAAGTAAATGAAAAGAGATTTCCTACAGTAAAAGAACTAAGATATCAGTTTAAAATAAAAACTGGCAAAACTGAAGAAAAAGAACTTCCGGAAGAAATTTTATTTTCTGATATAATAGATAAATATTCAGAAAACATAGGAGCTCTTAAAAGCTGGACCCGAAATACATATAGAAAGTTTGAAAAGCTTAAATCTCATGTGATAAGCTTTAATGAAAACTTGTTTATAAATGATATTACTGAGGATGTTTTATTGAATTTCATTAGATATTTCCAAACAAAGCCAATTCAAAAAAAACGTAATGGTCAAAAGAAAATAGGAAACCCACATAAAAACACTACAGTAGCTAGGCAATTAACAGATATATTAAGTATTTTAGAATGGTCGAGTAAAAAGGGATTATATAATGGTAATTTACATAACTCTTTTGACGCTTCTTTCAAAGGACTAAATCTTAAAGAAGTAATATATCTATCCTGGGATGAATTAGGTAAACTGTATTATTACGATTTTGAATTTGGATCTGCAGAAGATAAAGTAAGAGATGTATTTTGTTTTTGTTGCTTTACTGGGCTTAGATATTCTGATGTATTCAACCTTAATAAGCATAATGTAAAGGATGACCACATAGTTTTAGCCACCATTAAAACTGAACATGCTATTAAAATAGATTTAAATGATTATTCGCGTAATATATTAGATAAGTATAAAGCATTTAGAGAGAATAGTGAAAAGGCGCTTCCCGTAATATCTAACCAAAAGATGAATGATCATTTAAAGGTAATATGTAAAAAACTAGGTTTTGATGAAGCAATTAATGAAGTGTATTATGTAAGTGAAAAAAGATTTGAAAAAATTACACCCAAATATGAGCTCATATCAACTCATGCAGGAAGACGTACATTTGTTGTAAATTCTTTGTACCTTGGTATTCCATCTGAGGTTATTATGTCTTGGACTGGGCATAGAAGCCATAGATCAATGAAGCCATATGTAAAGGTTGTAAATGAATTGAAATCTGCTGAAATGAGTAAATTTAATAAGCCATTATAGCACCCATTTTTACACCCAGTTATTTATAATAACATGAAATACTTTCAATATGTATTTGAAATGATAGTTACGCAAAGTGCTTATTTGAAACGATATTGAAATATAAAAATACATAGTGAAATGTAAGTTACATTCTGCTCGGGGCTACAAAATATATAAACAAAAAACTTTAAGCTCCCAAATTGAGAACTTAAAAATCATAAGAGAACGATACCTGAAGTATCACATTCTCATTAGTATTAAATGAATATGGAAATTTATCCGAAAATATTAGTTGAGAGTATAATTGGAAATAACTAAGCTCAAAATAAAATGTACATACTCTTCGTCAACTTCTTTTCTTTTAATAAGCTTGTTTCTATATTCATACGAAGTTAACGCGGTCACTAATCTCTGATATGTCACTAATTCATCCCCTTTTATCATGATTCGATTATTGCCATTTTTAGTTTTAATAATAGCATCATCTAATGTTCTCACTTTAAATAATACATGGTGAAATTTCAATTCAGAACGCGTTGACCCAATATGTCTTTCAACAATATTAACTTTAAACGAATCAAAAACAATATTGTTAAAAACAAGACTAGAACCTGATCCTTGTGCATTAAGTTCAAGTTTATAATTCATACATTTTATCTTTTATTAATTTATGCAGAAGCCAAAATTACAGCACTCGTTATTGTTTTTATACTTTGCAATAGGTTTTTACTTTATCCTAAAGCAGTTTATCTAAAACCAATTTCGAGCAGGAATTCACCAGCTTCACAATAGTTCCTCTACTCTATATCCGGATGCTTTTACACTCAATAAATATATTTCAGGAACAAAGGAATAAAATTACACATAATACTACATTTATGTAGAATTTTTACTAAATATTTTTAAATTTAAAAATATATCAAAGTTTAATTACAAAAGGATCAGGTAGTTTTTTAAAGATTAAATATTCCATTGTATAATATATACTCCTGACTTTGTGCTACATCTATAACTACAATCAGTTCTAAAAGATTAATATATGCCAGAAATACTTTCGGATTTTATAATTGTAATTCACCAATTCCTAAATGATGCAAGCAACAGAAATTTGTATTTTTAACTCATCTTTAAGAGCGAAAAGAAATAGTAAACAGAAATGGCTTCAGTGACAAAAATTAAAACTTATCATTTTCTCCCATGCAAGTATGGACTGGAGCTGCTGTTAGATATCGGACGTATTGAGACCTTGAACAATTATGTTTTAGATAATACGTTACACCAACTTAGTTTTTACGAAGTAATTTTTATCGAAGAAGGAAGCGGAACCTTCACATTGGATGAAAATAAAATATTGATCGCTCCGCAAACAATTATCTTTACGAGCCCCGGACAGGTGCGTTGCTGGGAAATTAAAGAAAAGGTTAAAGGCTATACTTTATTCTTTGACAAAGACTTTCTTCATCTCTTTTTCTCAGACGAACTGTTTCTGTACCGTTTTCAATACTTTCATCAATATTCACATCCCACTGCAGTACAGATATCAGAAGAATTATTTGAAAAATGTCTGGAACTGGTACATGGAATAGCGCAGGAATTTGGACAACTTCAGAATGACAGCAATCATTTGATCAGATCACTTTTATATCAGTTACTTGTAATTCTCAATCGATATTACGCCTGTATTCATAATGTTCAGAGGGACACCTATATTCATGCAGATTTTTACAGATTCCGATCTTTATTGGAGAAGAAATTCGTAGAGGACCGAAGTGTTGATGCCTATTCAAAAGTACTCAATATCAGCACAGGATTTCTTAATAAAATCTGCAGACAGTTTAGTGGATTATCAGCCCAGCAAATGATCCATTACAAGCTGATTTCAGAAATAAAAAAACAACTTTATCAAAACAAATCTGCAAAAGAAATTGCCTATGAATTTGGATTTTCAGATCCGTCTAACTTTAATCGTTTCTTTAAAAAATTCACAGGTATTACCCCACAACAATACCGAAAGAAAATATAA